TGGAGGCACTAGAAAATGGCTAATACTAAGATCCCAGTAGAGTTATCAAGTACCCCTGGCATTGTTGATGGAAGTAATGCCACTGCAATTACTATAGATAGCTCTGAAAATGTTGGAATTGGAACTACAAGTCCACAAACAAAAGGTCATTTTACAAAAAACGCTTTAACAGGATTTCAATCAAGAACTGACTCAACTCTAACTCTTGAAAATAACGCAAATACTGAACTTTATTTTGCTTCGGCATCAACAGGTCTTGGTCAAGTACGATTTGGTGACGAAGATAGCAATTTTAAAGGTGCTTTAGTTTATACCCATTCTTCTGATGCTTTACAGTTTTACAGTAATGGTAATGAAAGAATGCGAATAGATTCTTCTGGTAATGTTGGAATTGGTGGAACTCCTACTTCTAAATTTCATATCTTAGATAGTAGTTCTATACACGCACAAATGGTTTCAAGTGGAGGTGATGTAAAATTATCATTAGTTTCTTCTGACTCCCATGATGCTTTTATTAATTTTTCTGGTGCAACAAATGAAGTGTCTTTTGGTTACGATAGAGGCACTTCAGCTTTTATTTTTAGCAACGGAGATACATTAGGTTCTAATGAAAGAATGCGAATTACCTCTGCTGGTCAAGTTTATATTGGACTAACTGCACAAATTAACAGTTCTATGCTAAGTGTAGGAGATGGTGGTGTGGGTATTACTTACTCTGGTGCTCCTGCTAATTATTACAGACAAATTTATCAATCAAGTTCAGGAAATTTATTTTTTTACAATGGTAGTAATCAAGGATATATAGACCAAGCAGGTGCATTCAATGATGCTTCAGATGAAAGAATAAAAAAAGATATAGAAGATATTAGTTATGGTTTAGATACAGTGAAGGCTTTAAAACCTAGAAAGTATAAAATGAAATTAAATGACGATGAACAAATTGGATTTATTGCACAAGAAGTTGAGTCTTTAGTACCTGAAATTGTAAACACAGATGTAACCCCAGATGGAGATGAACAAAAAGGTATGTCTTATGGACACTTAACAGCAGTTTTAACCAAAGCAATCCAAGAACAACAAACACAGATTGAAGCCTTACAATCTGAAATTAACACACTCAAAGGAGGTGACTAAAATGGCAATATCATACGCATGGGATGTAAAAACTGTGGACACTTATCCTACTAAAGACTCTAAGTCTGACGTAGTTTATAATGTGCACTGGCGACTAACAGCTACTGATGACACTAATAATGATGCAGACGGCAATGCGCAAACTGCAACAGTCTATGGGTCTCAGGGTTTAGATACTTCAGACTTATCAAGCTTTACCGCTTTTGCTAGTCTCGATGCTGCAGCAGTGCAGGGTTGGGTCGAAGCAGCTTTAACGTCTGATAAAGTAACAGAAATGAAAACTGGTCTGGATGCGACAATAGCTGAAAAAGTAACGCCAACATCCGTACAAAAAACTATAGAATAATATTATGGCACTAACAAAAATCTCAAGAGGCTTATTAAATACAGGTATTTCGGACAGTTCTGATGCTACTGCTATTACTATTGATAGTTCTGAGGATGTTTCGGTAGGTGGGGATTTAGCTGTAACGGGTGCTTCTACAGCAGCAAGCTATAACGGCATAACCAGCAAGACTTTTGGTACTTCATCAATAATGATTGGTGATAATGCTACAGGTACTATAGATGCTGCTAACTACAATACAGGTGTAGGTGTAGATGTCTTTGCAGCTTTAACTACAGGTGACAATAACACAGCGTTAGGTTTTTCATCTGGAGTGGGTTTAACTACAGGTTCTAACACTGTAGCAGTTGGTTCTTATGCTGCTCAAAATTTAACAACAGGTTCAAATAACACAGCAGTAGGTAACGCTACTTTAGGAGCAACAGGTAGTACAGCTGTTACTGGCGCTGATAACACAGCAATTGGAAATTCAGCGTTATTAGCAATTACTACAGGAGCAAATAATGTAGCAATAGGTTCTACAGCTCTTGATGCCAACACCACAGCATCTAACAACACTGCAGTTGGTTATGCTTCTTTAGGAGCAAACACTACAGGAACAAATAATGCTGCATTAGGTAAAAACTCATTACCAGCTAACACAACAGGGTCTCAAAACACAGCACTTGGTACAGCTGCTTTAGAAAATGCTACTACCGCAGATGATAACACCGCAGTTGGTTTTGCAGCTTTAAATGTAACTACTACTGGAGCTTCTAATACAGCGGTTGGTCGAGATGCTCTTGGTGCTAACACTACAGCATCTAACAACACAGCAGTTGGTAAAGATGCTTTAGCAGCAAACAGTACTGGCTCTGAAAATACAGCAGTTGGTAAAAGCTCATTAGCTGCAAACACTACAGGTGTTTACAATAGTGCTTTTGGACATGAAAGCCTTGATGCTAATACAACAGGTACAGAAAATTCTGCTTTTGGATTAGTTTCATTATCTGCTAATACAACAGGTAATTACAACACAGCTTATGGTTCAAGGTCATTAAATGCTAATACTACAGGACATAATAACACAGCAGTTGGTCAGAATGCTTTACTGGCAAACACCACAGCAAGTAACAACACCGCAGCAGGTAAAGATGCTTTAAAAGCGTGTACCACTGGTTCTTCTAACGTAGCGATTGGTCGTCTTTGTTTATCTACACTCACAACTTCATCCGATAACACAGCTGTCGGAGACGCTGTTTTAATGTCAAGCACTACTGGTACAGCAAACATAGGAGTTGGTGGTAATGCTTTACAAGCAACTACTACAGGCTCTAATAATATTGCTATGGGTGTAAATGCTTTAATAGCTAATACCCAAGGTGGCAATAATATAGCGATAGGAACTAGCGCTTTAGATGCAAATTTACAGTCGGATAATAATACCGCAGTAGGACACCAAGCTTTAACAGCTTCTACAAGTGGTGATAAAAATACTGCTGTAGGTAAAGACGCAGGACTTGCAGTTACTACAGGTGATAATAATACTTTTATAGGTTGTGAAGCAGGAGACTCAACTACCACTGGAAGTAATAATACTTGTATAGGTAGAGCATCAGATACAGCAGGAGTTGATTCAAATAACAGTTTTACTTTAGGAGACGGGAACATTTCTGCTCTTAGATGTAATGTTAATAGTATTTCATCTTTATCTGATGTTAGAGATAAAACAGATATAATTGATTTACCTTATGGTTTAGATTTTATTAATAGTACTAGACCAGTACAATTTAAATGGAATTTAAGAACGCAAAATAATGCACCACATCAAGGTAAAACTAGAAATGGTTTTATTGCTCAAGAATTATTAGAACTTGGTAATAACGACCAACATCAATTAGTTTTAGAGGATAATCCTGAAAAACTAGAAGCTGCTTATAGTGCTATGTTACCTATGGCAATTAAAGCAATTCAAGAATTATCAGCAAAAGTTGATGAATTAGAAAATAAATTAAACTAAGGAGTAAAAAATGGCAGTAACAAAAGCTATAACAAAATGTACCCCATACGTTAACAGCAGTAGCAAAGTTGATAAATGGGATATAGAAATGAAATATGAAAATGGTAGTGAAGGTGATGCAACCTATTACACTTCTACTTTTAGCACTACAGTTGAGCAATCGGTAAATGGCTTTACGTTAAAAGCTAAAAGCAGTTGGTCAAATGCAGATTTAGTAGCTATCTGTCCTGTTTCACACTGGGATACAGTTTTTGCTAGTCAAGTAGATTCAGTTATTACTAATCCGCCAGTAGCAAGTACCCCCGACCAAGCGTTTAGCGTACCTAGTTAATGGCAGAAGTAACTGTACATAATATGCCTTCTGTTTTTGTTATGGAAACAGAAATGCCGTTAAGTATGGTAAACGATATAAACGATTATTTAGACGAATATCAAGAGACGGAAGATAAAAAATCTTTAGCTGATACTTTAGTCGGACAAATAACCCAAGGCGAACAATTATTGTTAGACAATGGCGATAAACGCATTAAAGAATATACCGATTTTATTTGTTCGTTAGGTGCGGATTATATAAATTTTTTCAGCCAAAACACTGGCACTAAATTAAATCATCCAAAAGCAGTAGCCGTTGATGAAACTTGGTCCGTACATAGTTATGCTGGCGATTACAACCCTATACACGATCACGGCACTAAAACTATTATGGGTATATCTACGACTGGCTGGACTAAAGTACCGCAACAAATATTAGATCAACCAACAGCTGGTTCACAAAATTATTCTTTGTATCAAGCGTCAGGCGATTGCGATGGCTATATCGCTTTTCAATATGGACGTAATGAATTAATGAATACGGAAAGATTAAGACCCCCACAATCTTTCGTTATAAAACCAGAAGTAGGAAAATTATTAGTTTTTCCTTCTTGGTTACAACATATGGTTTATCCATTCAAAGGTGAAGGCGAAAGGCGTACAATAGCCTCTAACTTAAATTGTTGGGATATGCCAGCACAACCAAAAGAAATACAGGAGTAATAATATGACAGAAAAACTGCTTATTGATGATAAAGAATATCCTGTTGATGAAATGTCTGATCAACAGAAATATTTTTATAACTTAATTAAAGAACAGCAAGAAGAAAAATTTAAAACACAAAAAGCTTTAGATGTAATTGTGGCTGCTTTAATTGTTTTAGAAAATAATTTAAAAACTTCTTTACAAGAACCTAAAGAGACAGAAACCAAAGAAATAGCCGAGGACTAAGATGTTTGGGATAACCGCCTTTTCGCAATCGCCCTTTGCGTCTTTAGGTGGCACTCCCGTACAAGTTACGCTTTCTGGTTTAGCTGGAACCTCAGCACTTGGCACTACTGCTCAAGTAGGTAAAGCCAATCAAACTCTTTCTGGACAAGCGGCCACTAGTGCCGTTTCTGGCGTTGGCGTCAACGCGCAAGCTATAGCCACCCTCCCTACTTTAGTCAGTACCGTTGGTTCGGTTAGCGTCACCACCGATGCTGAAGCTAATGTAACCCCAGGCAGTCAAGTTGGTACTTCTGCGTTAGGCACGATTGCAATTGATGCAGCTAGTAATGTTACAGTTACTGGATTAACAGTTACCAGTGGCCTTGGTACGCCAAGTATTATTGGTAAAGCCAATGTAATTCCAACTGGACAAACAGCCACAGGACAAATTGCTGGTGTCGGGGTCAATGCCCAAGCAGTTGCCACTTTACCAACTCTAGTTAGTACTGTCGGCTCAGTTAGTGTTACCACTGACGCTGAAGCCAATGTCACAGTTACCACGCAGGTTGGTACCTCAGCATTAGGATCTGTTAGCACAATTGCCAAAGCCAACACAGTTCCGACTGGGCAAGCCGCGACAGGTGGTGTCGGTACTTTAACTATTGTTGGAAAAGCAAATATTATTCCAACGGGTCAAACAGCAACAGGTGGCGTTGGTTCAATAACTCCAGATGCTGAAGCAAATGTTACTTTATTAGGAGTTAGTGCTACTAGCTCACTTAATGAAAATTTAATAATTTGGTTTGAGTTTGATAGCACACAGACACCAAATTATAGTAATATTACTGAAACACAAACTCCAGGCTGGTCTGAAATAACTGAAACACAAACACCAGATTGGGAGGATGTAGCATAGAGGAACAACATGGCAACTTACGTTAACGATTTAAGGTTAAAAGAAATTAGTACAGGTGACGAATCAGGAACCTGGGGTACTTCAACCAACACTAATTTGGAATTAGTTGCTGAGGGGTTTGCCCGTGGTACTAAAGATTGTTTTAGTTCCGATGCCGATGCCACTGAAACTATGGCAGATGGTGCTACTGATGAAATTAGAAAATTATATTTAAAAGTAACTTCCTCAGCCACGTTAAGTGCTACTAGAACTTTAACATTAGGACCTAATACAGTTTCTAAAGTTTGGATTATTGAAAATAGCACTAGTGGTAGTCAAGCAATTAATATTTCTCAAGGTAGTGGCGCTAACGTACAAATACCAAATGGCGCAGTAAAAGTTGTTGCTACCGATGGTGCTGGTTCTGGAGCTGCAGTTTACGATTTAAGTTTAGTAGATCTAACTGGCACGCAAACTTTAACAAACAAATCAATTGACTCTGATAACAACACAATCACTAACATTGTTAATGCTGATATAAAATCTGCGGCAGCAATTGATGCTGCTAAAATTGCTAATGGCTCTGTTAGTAGCGCCGAATTTCAATACTTAGATGGCGTTACTTCAGCTATACAAACTCAGATAGATACTAAAACTACTTTAGCTGCGGCACTAGCAGGAGTTTATCCAGTAGGTTCAATTTATGTAAATGCAACTAGCAGTACTAATCCATCTAGTTTATTAGGTTTTGGAACTTGGGAAGCTTTTGGTGCTGGTCGAGTTATGGTTGGCTCAGGTGGATCTTTTAGTGGTACAGGTGGAGATTCAACAGTTACCTTATCTACTTCAAATTTACCTTCGCATGATCACAGCTTTAGCGCCAGCTTTAGCGGTACTACAGATGCTGGTACAGCAACAATTACCACTGGTAAATTTCCTAACTACTCTGCTGATAATTTTACTGCTGGTCGTAACACTTTAGAGGAAGCTGCTTTAAGTGGAAATACTGCAACATTTACTTCTAGTCACACTCACGGTTTTAGTGGCAGTGTAAGTGGAACCACAGGTTCTACTGGTAGTGGCTCTAGTTTCTCTATTATGAACCCATACATAGTTGTTTATATGTGGAAAAGGACGGCCTGATGTTAAAACGCTTGATTTTTATTGGTGCCCTTTTTTTAATAACCAGCTATTTGCAAGCAGCACAAACTGGCGATTGCACTATGGGATCTCAATACTGTGAAGGTAATAGTTTAAATACTGTTAACAGTACTACTACAACAAATACTAATACCAACAATAATACTAATAACAACACAAATACCAATACCAATACCAATAATAATACCAATACCAATGTTTCTACTAATGCAAATACCAACACCAATTCAAATACTAATGTTAGTACTAGCACTAGTAATGTTAATTCTACTGCTACTCAAACTGTAACAAATAGCAATACTAATAATAATACTAATAATTCAACCAGTAATAATACTAGTAATAGCACTAGTTCTGTTAGCACTAACAATCAAAATGTAAATACCAATAACAACACTGCTACTAATACTAATAACAACACTTCTACTTCTACACAAAAAATTGAACAAGATATAAACTCGCCACCAGCTTCTGCTATCGCGCCTAGCATTATGTCTTACTCGCAAGATCTTTGTACGACTGGAGTATCAGGCGCATTTCAAGGCCAGCTCTTTGGTTTGTCTGGCGGTAAAGCGGTTAGAGACGAAAACTGTGAGCGTTTAAAACTATCAAAATATTTATACGATACGGGTATGAAAGTAGCTTCGGTAGCAATTCTTTGTCAGGACTCTAGAGTATTTAAGGCTATGGAAATGGCTGGTACGCCTTGTCCTTACATGGGCAAAATAGGTGAAGATGCTTCAGCTGCTTGGATTGATAATAAATTAGATCGACCAGATTACTTAGAGCGCAAAGATAAATTTATGCAAAGTTGCACTAGAAGCAAGAATCATAAAGGCGTAAGAAAGAGCCGACGCACCTGTGAAAAAGAGTATAGTTAGTCTGGCTTTATTTAGTAGTTTTATTTTTAGCAACTACATCCCAGAAGCAAACCAACCTTTATATCAACTACAAACTAACGCCAATAATTTTGAAGGCGAACTAGCTTATGAAGTAGCAGATGATGGTGTTTCACCAGCTATAGACTTATCTTTTAATTTTACTTTTTACGATCAAACTTTTAGTCAAGCGCGTATGGCCACCAATGGTTGTTTGCATTTTAAAACTAGTGGCGCTTATTGTAATGATTACACGCCAGATCCATTAACCGGTCAACATACTTATACCATGTACCCTTTTTGGACAGACTTAATTAGAGATAGCAATGCAAGAATGAAATCTTGGGGAGACTCAAGCAAAATGATTTTTGGTTGGTATGAACTGCGTGAATACAATCGTAGTGGTAGTGACAATAGTTTTGAAATAATACTGTGGCCTAATAATACTTTTGAGTACAGATATGGTGATTTAGATATACAAACACATGATGTACTTATTGGTGAAGCTGGTAACAGCACAGAAAAATATACGTATTTATTTTATGATGAATGTAGCACGGGTACCACTAACTCAGGCACTTGCGTAACTGTTGATTGGAATAACTCTATAGCAAACTCTGGTTTAGAAAATGGTGGCTCTTTATATGGGGTTGGCTCCGGTAACGGTAGCAGTATTGATTGTTCTAACCCACTTAATGATATGAGTTGCCCTGGCTATTGGGAAGCTTTTGACGATCAACAATGTGACATAGATCCGCAATATGCTCCGTTTTGTGCTGGCTATAGATTTGAACAAGACATTGGTTATTTTGTGCAAGAAGAAGAATTTGATTATGGTTTTATTGATGAACAAGAGCTTATGGCAATGGGTACTTTTATTGAAGAACCAGAATTTTTCTTTTATGAAGAAGAGGTATTTTTTGAACCTATGCGTGTAGAGGAATCATATTTTCAACCTGTATTCATAGAAGATTCTTTTCGTCAAGAAACCGTGTTTGAGTTAGATCCACTACCAGAACTATATGAATTACCAATTGAACTTATAGCTTTAACACCTTTTGAACAACCTTTTGAATTAACTATGCGTTTAGAAGAAGAATTTTTTTCTGAAGAATTTATCGAAGAAGAAATTTTTATAGAAGAGTTAGAAGAAATAATAGAAGAGTATTTTGAACCACAGTACGAAGAAGAAGTAGAAGAAATAATAGTAGAGCTTGAAGAACCAGAAATAGAAGAAGTAGTAGAAATAGAAGTAGAAGCTATAGCAATAGGTAAAATAGATGAAAAATCTGGTATCACGCAGACTCAATTAGACGTAGTGGCACAAACAGTTAGTGCTGCAGCTAATAGTGTTAGTGGCACTACCGCTGGAAATGATATACATGCAATTGGTAGTAGTGGTTCTGGACAAACAAACGCCAATATGAGTGTGAGCTTTGATACTATGAATATGGATTCTGTAAATACTGGCACACAAAATATTACAGATATAGGATCTGAAAGTATTGTGACAACTGTTGTTAGTATTAATGCAGATACCACAGATCAAAACAGTATGGATAACGTTCAACAAATAGAAAAATCAGAAGCAGATACAATTGCTGATAATATTATTGCTCAAAATTTAGAAGATCAAGCTGACCAAGTTGTTGAAGAAAGAGTTGCTAATAACGAATACGGTGAAGAAGAAAAAATAATTAACTACATAAACTACGTACCTGGGTTTGATGCTTATCGAACTACGAAATTACCTAATAAGATGGATTGGTACAAAGCTAAAGCCATTTATACTGATAACATAATACTTGATAATGAGTCTGCTTTTATACAAATGTTTGATGCAAATTATCAAAATCTTGTTAAAATAAAAGCAACACAACCGAATTTATAATATGGAATGGCTTAAAGGAAAATTAGGACAATTAATCGCAGTGGCTGCTTTAGTTAGTACTATTGCTGGTTTTGGTTATACTGGTGCTGGGTATGTGACTAGGTTAGAAGCAGTTGAAAAGCGTTCAGGTGTTTCTTATAAAAAAGAATTACAAGCCTTAACTGATACTGATGTAGTCATAGAAAAAGAAATTTTAGTACTACAAACAGAAATAAAAGCTTTGCAAGATAAAGTTGATGCCATACAGAAAAAACAAGATGATAGTGGTAATCCTTTAATATCAATAAACAAGAGGTAGATATGGAAACATTAATAGTAATTTTAGGCATAGTGATTTTAGGGGTGGTTGCTCTGAGAAAATTTTCACCTAGTAAATACGAACAAATTAAATACAATTTAAAAAATTGGTTTAACGAATAAAATGGCTAGAGCAACTGTTGCAGAAATAGATAAACGATTATCAGCACATGAGGCAGCTTGCGAAGTTAGATGGCGTGAAAACTGGCGTAGATTAGAAACAATTGAAACCGAAGTAAAATCAATAAACAAAAGCATTAGAGCTGGGCTAGTTTTTTTTGGTACTCTAATGCTAACTATTACTGGCTTTATGATAAAAACATCACTCTTCTAGCTTATGTAGTTTATTTTTTTTGTGTAAAATAAAAAAATGGCTCTACAAAAAATAACTTTTCAACCTGGAATAAATCGTGAAGGTACTTCATACGATAATGGTAGCAGTTGGTTTGATTGCAACTTAATTCGTTTTCGCATGGGCTTGCCTGAAAAATTTGGTGGCTGGCAAAAACTTTTAACTTCTACTTATCAAGGCACAGCTAGGGCCTTGCATAATTTTGTATCTTTAGTTGGGGTTAAATATTTAGGAATAGGCACACATTTAAAATATTACGTAGTTGAGAACAACAATGCCTACAACGACATTACACCGATTAGAAAAACCAGCACCAATTCAATAACTTTTGCTGCCACCAATGGCTCATCAACTTTAACAGTAACAGATGCTTCGCACGGAGCAGTAGTAAATGATTTTGTTACTATTTCTGGAGCAGCTACTTTAGGTGGTTTAATTACAGCTACTGTCCTAAATCAAGAATATCAGATAACAAATATTATTGATGGTAATACTTATACTATTACCGCTAAAGATACTTCTGGTAGTACGGTTACCGCTAATAGTAGTGATACAGGTAATAGTGGCTCAGGCACAGATGGTTCTTATCAAATAAATACTGGTTTAGATATTGTAGTTAGGTCTACAGGTTGGGGTGCTGGACTTTGGGGCGGTAATACAGATGGTGCTTTGACTACAACTTTAAATGATTCTGGTGGTATCTCTAATTCTGACACCACTATAATATTAACCAGTGCTACTGGCTTTGTAGCTAATGATACTATTTTAATAGGTGAAGAATTAATAACTATCGGGTCAGTTTCTACAAATACTTTGAGCAGTTGTACTCGTGGCGTGCAAGGAACTACAGCAGCAGCACATAGTGATGGTGCCACTGTGCAATTAGTTACAGGCAATGCTGATGCTGCTAATGACTTTAATGGTTGGGGTGTGGCTGCAACTTCTGGAGTAGAAACTTCATTAAATAATTTAAGACTTTGGAGTCATGACAACTACGGTGAAGATTTAATTTTAAATGTTCGAGGTGGTGGTGTTTATCGTTGGGTTGAAAATAATGGTACAGGCAATAGAGCAGTTGAGCTAAGTAGTCAAACAGGCGCAAATCAAGTGCCAACAGTAGGCTTACAAGTTTTAACTTCAGAAACCGATCGACATTTAATTGTTTTTGGCACAGATCCAATTGTTAACGACTCGAGATCTGGCGAGATAGATCCCATGCTTATTGCTTTTAGTGATCAAGAAAACCCATTAGATTTTAGAACCTTAACAACCAATACAGCTGGGTCACTAAGACTATCCTCTGGTTCTAAGATTATTGGTGCAGTAAAAGCCAGACAAGAGATAATTGTTTTTACTGATACTGCCATTTACAGTATGCAATTTATTGGGCCACCATTTACCTTTGGTTTAAATTTAATAAATGAAAACACTGGGCTAATAGGACCTAAAGCAGCGATTACTGCGCCTAGCGGTGTCTTCTTTATGAGTTACGATTCTTTCTATTTATACAATGGTACAGTGCAACAATTACCTTGCACCGTTAGAAACTATGTTTTTAGTGATATCAACCAAGAGCAAGGTTTTAAAATACACGGCTTTAGTAACAATAAACATTCTGAAGTAGGTTGGTTCTATCCTTCTGCTAGTGCCACTGAAATAGACAGATATGTAATCTACAATTATCAAGAACAAGTTTGGTATTACGGACAACTGAATAGAACTGCTTGGTTAGATTCTAATATTGAAGAATACCCACAAGCTGTTGGTAGTAATTATCTTTACCAGCATGAGTTTGGCTTTGATAATGATGGTGCTGAAATGACCAATGTTTTTATTGAGTCATCTGATTTTGATTTAGGCGACGGCGATAGTTTTTCTTTTCTAAAAAAAGTTATACCAGATGTGAAATTTTTAGATGATGATGCAGCTTCTAACGTTAATATAGTTACTAAAACTAGAGACTTCCCAGGCGATACGTTGAGTTCTGGGCAAACTTCAACTGTTACACCAAGCACTAAACAAGGCCACATTAGAGCTAGAGGCAGACAAGCAGTAGTACGTTTAGCGTCTAACGATGGTAACAATGGCAATTTAGGTGTAGGTTGGCGTTTAGGGGCAACTCGTTACGATATTCAAGCTGACGGCAGAAGATAATGGCAAAACTATTAGGCACTAGATTACCTATTGCTAATGGTTTGGTAACGCCGGATTTATTCAATCGTTTGGTTAGATTATTAGAATTAAACTTAGGCGAGTTTGATCCTATTAATACTGAACAATTTACTACGACAGAAAGAGATCAATCAAATTTTAACGCTGGTACTATTATTTTTAATACCACGACTAATTCATTGCAAGTATTTGATGGTGTTGGTTTTGCCGACATTACTGAACCATTTGCTATACTTACTGTTGCTGATAGCAAAGTTAAATTTAGTCCACAAATGACTTCTAGCTTAGGAGCTATTAGCGTTACAATTTCATAGAGGAATAATATGACCGAAGAAAGTAAATATGATGTTTTTCAACATGGGGTAGAAATACCAATTATGCGTAATGCTACTTTAGAACAAGCAGAAAACAAGATGAAAAGAAATCAAGCCTTGGGACGCAAAACATTTATAAAAATAAGAAACAAATAAGTGGCAATCAGTAGAGCACAAATGGCAAAGACGACTAGAAAGAAAGGCAAGATGCCAGCTAGAAATAAAAAGAATTTTCGTGCGACAAAATCTGGTGCTGGTATGACTAAAGCTGGAGTCAAAGCTTATCGAAAGTTAAACCCAGGATCTAAATTAAAAACAGCAGTAACTGGCAAGGTAAAAAAAGGTAGCAAAGCAGCCAAACGTCGTAAATCTTTTTGTGCTAGATCCGCTGGACAAATGAAAAAGTTTCCAAAGGCAGCAAAGAATCCTAATTCTAGATTAAGACAAGCACGAAAAAGATGGAGGTGTTAAATGGTAGCTAGAAAAAAAGTAAAAAGAACGGTAAAAAAAGTTACAAAAGCTTTAAAAAAAGCTAGTAACGCACATGCTAAACAAGCTAGAAGCTTGGCCGCTCTTAAATTAAAAAAAGGTGGTAGCGTTAAGAAAAAGAAAAGCGGTGCTAAGCCAACTAATCCAGCTCTGTACTCTAGAGTAAAAGCTGAAGCCAAACGTAAATTTAAAGTTTATCCTTCAGCTTATGCTAATGCTTGGTTGGTTAGAACTTATAAAAAACGCGGTGGTGGGTACAAGTAATGGCAAAACCTACGGGCGGTTTAACAGAATGGTTTGGTAAAGGCCCTAAAGGTGATTGGGTAGATATCGGTGCACCTAAAAAAGATGGCAAGTTTCAAAGCTGTGGTCGAGCCAAGGTCAAAGGTTCAAAAAGAAAATATCCTAAGTGTGTGCCCAGAGCCAAAGCCAACAGCATGACAGCAGCTCAAAGAAAAAGTGCGGTAGCTAGAAAAAGAGCCAAGCCTCAAGGCGTTGGTGGTAAACCAACCAATGTAAAAACGATTGTCAAAAAAAAAGATGGCGGTATTGTTACGCGCTTAAACAAAGGTTGTGGCGCAGTTATGTCAAATCGCAGAAAAAGAACCAGTTACTCGTGAACGATTGGGACGAAAATACTAAACTTAGTAAGAACTTTACAATCCGTGAGTTTGTTAAAAGTCAAACTGCTAAACGTAAAGAAATAGATAATTCTATTCAAGATGAAGAAATACTTAACAATTTAATTAATCTTTGTGAAAATGTAGTACAACCAATTAGAGATCACTACAAAATTGCTTTTAGTCCTAATAGTGGTTATAGATCCCCAGAACTAAACAAAGCCATAGGTGGCTCAGCAAAAAGTCAACATTGTTTAGGGCAAGCAGTAGACATAGAAATACCAACTGTTGATAACGAAAGTTTGTTTAACTACATTATAGAAAATTTAGAGTACGATCAGATTATTTTAGAATATTACGATGGCGTTAGTCCTAATAGTGGCTGGGTACATGTCTCTTATGCAAACCCAGAAGATAATAGGAAGATAGCCATGACTTTTGACGGAAGTACATATAGAATAGTATGAACAACATGGCGCATCTTATGATGACTTTTGATAACTTACACGAGGAATTATGTTAGATTCAGTAGTAGGTGTAGCTGGCAAAGTTTTAGACAAGTTTGTTGAAGACAAAGATTTGAAAGCTAAGTTACAGCATGAGTTGGATATGCAATTACACAATGCAAATCTAGCTCAAATAGAAGTTAATAAAGAACAAGCTAAAAACCCGTCCATGTTTGTCGCCGGTGCTAGACCAGCGATTATGTGGGTGTGTTGTTTAGGATTGTTATGGTCTTTTTTTATAGGACCTATATTGAATTGGGGCTTAATGGTTTCAGGATCTGATATCCCAATACCAGAAATAGCAACCGAAGGTTTGTTAACTTTAACTATGAGTTTACTAGGACTTGGTGGTATGCGTAGCTGGGAAAAGTCTAAATCTGTCGCACGTAGTAATTTAAAGGAATAGTTATATGAAAGACATAAAACCAAATCAAGAAGGCTTAATGTCTCTAGCAAATAAGAGACCTGATGTCGTAGAAAAAATGGGCTACGATCCAGATAGTTTTGCTGCTGGTGGAGTGGCTATGTTAGAAGCTGGTGGTATGGCTATGGACCCAGACATGGCAATGGAAGTATTCAAAGAAAAACAAGGTATTGAGAGTTTTGCCTCTGGTGGATTTGCTGATATGTTAGAAAAATTAAAAGACAAAATAAAAGATCTTAAATTCGATCAAGAAGAAAGCGATAAAATTTCTGAAAAATTAAGTCAATTTGAAGAAATGACAGACATTCAAGGATTAACATCTGGTGGCATTGGTCCTTTAAACAGACCAAACATTCCATCAATAACTAGAATGGCTGATGGTGGTATTTCTGAACTAGATAATGAATTAAAAAAGTTAATTGATACTTTTCCAGGTCTTAGTGGTGGCGATAGAGAATTACAAAAAGCTATATTAGATTTACAAAGAGCTCAACAATATACTCCAGACTCTGCTCAATACATTGATGAGAGTTCTCCTCTTAAAGCTATCTATCGACCTTATTATTCAGAGGTTACTAAGGCTTACAATGTTGGCAGACCTGGTAAGTTTGACCCTATGGCTGCAGCCCCAGAAGAAAGAGTGCAATTTAATTTAAAGCCTAGAAGAATTGCAGGTCAACTATACGCAGCCGACGGCATGATGGTAGATGGTCAAATGTTTCCAGATCGGGATGATTTAGTAACTGGTCCTGGTGGAGAACGTGACGATAAAATACCAGCCATGTTGAGTGATGGTGAATTTATTACCAACGCTAAAGCAGTACGTGGTATCGGTGCCTTAGCTGGTGCGCCAGCTGATGACCCATTTGCACAAAGAATGGAAGGCGCAAAACAAATGTACGCTTTACAAAAAGCGGCTGAAGGTTACATGGGATCAATGTCATGAGTGAATTTACGGTAGATAAATTAAAATTTTGTGAAGCAGATGGTAAAGAGATAGCTGAATTTTTAGCTGATAATTTTCATAAAGAACATTCTTTTTCAATTAATGGCAAATCACCAAAACTACATTGGGGTAGAGTTTCACATAAAATAAACAGTGTTCTTTTAGATGGTATTGTTTTTGTAGTGAGAGATACAGATGGCAATATAGTTGGCAGTGTGGGTTTAGAAGAAACCGATCATTGGTGGTCTAATGAAAATTTTTTAGGTGACTCTTGGTTTTATGTATTGCCTAAACACAGAGAAATTACTGATGGTGAAAAGCCTTCAGATCTTTTATTAAAAACTGCTATGGCTTATGCTAAAGAAAAAAACAAGCCTATAGTTATGGGTATCTATAATATTACTAGCATTGAAAAAGCAGAAAAGTTATTTTTTAAAAATGGGTTTCATAAAATTGGTGGAACTTATTACAACGATTTGAGGTAATAATAATGGGTTGTACTTGTAAAAAACCTAAAATAGAAAAAGTTGAAGCTGAATCTCTTGAGCTACCACAAACTGGTTATCAGTTTATTGATCCTTACGCAGAGGATATTAGCAGAAGAATACTATCTTCTTACTTTGGTTCGCCTGGAGAATATGAAGGTTTAATAGCTCAAGAAAGAGATATACCTATTGAAGGCACTGCTGATTTAACAGATTTGGAAAGAGAGGCTAGAACTTTATCTGGCAATCTAGGACAGTTTGGTGAATACATACCAGAAGCAGCTGGCGTTACCAGAGAAGGTATAGATGCTGCTAGAGCTGGTATTGGTCAATTAGATCAAGGCACTTTTAATTTAGCAGAAGCAGCTAGATTGGCCAGAGATCCTAGCGAAGCGATTAAAACTTTTAGCGATCCATTTGAACAACAAGTCGTTCAACAAGCTATTAGAGATATAACTGAACAATCAGAACAGCAAGGCATAGCTAATCGTGCTGGTGCAGTTAGCGCTGGAGCATTTGGCGGTAGCCGAGGCAGATTGCAAGAAACTGAAAGACAAGAAGCACTGGGTAGAGGTTTGTTAGAAGCCGTCGGCGGTATTAGATCTCAAGGTTTTCAAGGCGCTAGAGATGCTGCTGCTCAACAAGTCAGTCAATTAGGATCTTTAGGTCAAGGCATGGGTACGGCTGGTTTAGCTTACAGCACACTTGGTCAAGGTATTTCTGGCTTAGGTTCACAACTTGGTTCCATAGGTGCAGCGGGTCAAGACTTATTAACTGGTCAAATAGGCACGCTTGAAAATCTAGGACAAGCACAAAGAGGTATTACTCAAGATGCTCTCAGTAGAAGATTTAGAGCAGCTGATGTCTTAGCTGACGAACCATTTACTAGATTACAAAGAGGGCAGGCCTTATTAGCTGGATTGCCAATGGGCGGTATATCTGGTGGTACTGGCGCTCAAATGTATCAACCACAAACTTACAGCATGCCTAGTTCTTTACAAAGAGGTATTGGCACATTAGGACAAGTAGCAACTATAGCTGGAGGTTTTTAGATAATGGCAAAGGCAAAAGCAGCAATACCAATTTTATTTGATGCAGTATCTGGTGCTAAAGATGCTTTAAGTTTGTTAAGACAAGAAGGACCTAGAGCTGTTATAGAAAAATACGGTCGAAAATTTTATGATGAATTACAACAAGTCGACGATAGATTAAGAGCAGACTTAGACTTTAAACTCGAACTTGATAAAGTTAAAAAAATGAGCCCAGCTTTACGTGCGAAAGGATTAGAAACTAAAAAAATTACAGCTAGAGATAAAAGAATAGAACAAGAAGCTGGTAAAAGATTTGACCCTGAAACTGGCGGGTATGAAATGATAGATGAAGTGCCTTTAGAATTTAAAACAGGTGGTATAGCTTCAGCAATTATGGATATACAAAATAGAAAATTAGGTAGCGGTCCAATGGGCGAAGGTTTATTAGAATTACTTAGAGAACAATTGAGAAAAGATGACGAAAGATTAAATGTTAGAGATTTTACTGATGTTATTTTTGACCCTCAAGATCCAGTGGATCTGGGTATAGCAGGAGTAGCAGCCACTGGAGTAGGATTACCTGCAGCAGCCACGGCTAAGATTGCAAACAGTGGACGCAAAATAGTAAGGGGCATTGGCTCTTTATTGCCAGAGGCAAATGACAAAGCAATAAAAAATTATTTTAAATATTACTTAGGTAGAGAACTAGCTGAAGCACCTGGATTAATTAAAGAAGAAGTACAAAACATGGCAGACGGTGGTGTACCTATTCGTGGTTATGCAAAAGGAGGAGCTCTTTTAAATTTATATAAAAATATTTTTAAAAAAGACAAGAAGAAAGACGCTCCTAAAAAAGACTCTGATGTGGTTGAAGCTGGCAGTGGAGAGATTGCAAGCAAAGGTTCTGGTTTTTTAGGAAATACTATTAGATATGGCTCTCTTCCTGCAGCAATAACTCTTGGTGCCACTACGTCATTTGACGGTGGAGAAGAACTATCTAATCTCGATGATTTAAGAAAATTAAATACTCAAGTTAGTTCTCTTGCAAGCAATCAACTAGCAACTGCTCCGGAAGATTTATCTGGTGTTAAAGGAGATAATGTTGGCAAATATACTTTGGGTGTTCTTAGACAAATGAAAGACGACGCAGGAAATCCTAAATATAATTATGACCCTGCTACTGGCAAATTAACTGATAAAGATGGTAGTAGACCTACCTTCTTAGATTACGTAAAAGGTTTTGGTAGTGGTTACTTAGAAAAAGTTTCAGAAGATCCTGACTTTGCTAAGAAAATGATGGCAGGTTTTTCTGCTATGACTATGCCAAAAGAAGGCCCAGTAGGTTTTAGTCCATTGGGTTTAAGTGAATTTACTCAAGGTTACTTAGGAGCAGATATAGCTTTGGAAGAAACTAAGTCAGCCGATCAACAACTTTTAGAATACTTGCAACAAAACCCTGATCAAATGGATGCTTATTTAAAAGGTCAAGCTGCTGCTGGTGGAACTCTTGCCGAACTTTTAGGTAAAGATAAAGATATAAATGCTTTGTATCGAGGAGCCATACAAGATGCTTTAGATAGCAATCCAGAATATGCAAAAGCAGATTTAAGACCTAGCGATTTAGAACTTTATTATTTGTCAGGCGATAAAGCATTAGAACGAATTGGTAGAACTCAAATTGGTTCTATCGTTCAAGCAGGTGGAACGTTGGATTTAACTAATGTAGGAGTTAGACCTAATGCAAAAGGTAGAGCAAGGCTTGGTCTTGATTAAAAAAACTCATGGCAAAAAAAGAAGTAGGAATACTCGGAGACATAGCACAAGGAGTACAGTTTGGTACCTCTCAAGCAATTAGAGGAGTAGCTGAGCTTGGCGCATCATCAATAGATTTATTTGCAGACACAGATTTAACTGCTGATTTAAAAAGATTTTTTGACGAAAGACAAACAGACAAACCAGAGACTACAGCTGGCGAGATAGCTTCTTTCATAACTCAATTTGGTTTACCAGGTTTTGGTGCAGCTGGAGTTTTAAACAGAGTTAATAAATTAAGCAACATTCAAAAGGCAGCTGTCTTTGGCGCTGTTGATGGGGCAGTTGCGACTGATGATACTGTTACCTTGTTGGACACTTTTGTTGATAACGATTCAGATGAAGAGCGTTTGGCTAGGTTGAGAGGTTCAGAAGCTGCTTACGAAAGATTATTAGAAAGAGCAAATGTTGCAGCAGAAGCCAGTTCTTTTATTTTTGGTTTGCCTTACGCTTTAAAAGCAGTTGGCTATACTGGTGGAGCAATTGTCGATGAAGCGTTAGCTCCAATATTTGCTAAAGCTGTAGCAAAAACACAGTTAGGAAACAAATCTAAAAGTATTCAAAAAGCAGGCGACGATATTGAAGAAACAAATTTAAAATTATTTGATCGAGCTAAAAATTATTTTAGTACCAAAGGTGTTGGTGCCGAAGGATTAGCCAAGCCTAACGAATATGTAGCACAATTGTCACATGTCAAAACAGCAGAAGTTTTACAAAACTTAGAAGAAGTAAATAGAAACACTTCTATAATTCAGAACACCATAACTAAATTAGGTCAAAGCGGCTTAAGCCAAACTAACGCTTTGCAATTATCTAGGGACATAGAAGACAGTTTGTTTCCAATGATAAAAGTAAACTTTCAAAAACCAAAATTAGATTTAAAAGGACAAAGAGCTTTGGCTGAAAAAATACAAACACAAGCAAATAAAAATATAAAAGATTTAGAAAAAAAAATAAATTACAAATCTTTTGGTATAGAAGATAACGCTAAGATATCTACTTTAACTCAGAACGTTAGAAATCAAGCCGATAGTTTATCTAGACAAGTCTTAGAACTATCTAGAAGCGAAGCAGATGGTTTTGGTAATTTATTAATTCAAAAAGATTTACACGAAGTTATCTCAGGCAATATGGGTTTGTATGGCACCAGATCCTACAAAACTTATTTAGATTCTAATATACCTATAGACCCAAATCTTAGAAAATTTGCAGAGGATGAAATTCAAAAAATTATTGGAGTTGATGCTCAAGATGCTAATTATATTTTTAATCTTATAGCCAGAAAGACACCGACTAATAAAGATTATTTTGGTTTTGAAACAGGTGAATTTGTATTGGATGGTTTAGCAAAAAATAAAGATATTTTAAAAGGAAAAACTTTAGATGATTTGCCAAAAGTTAGAAGGGCTTTAGGCGAGGTAGCTGGATTTTTAGAAAGCACTCCAGAAAAAGCTATGGCTAACACGGCTTTAAAAGCTGCAACTACTGTAAACAAACTATCTTCTTTAATAGGTAAAACTAAAATGTTTAGAGATATAAAAGAGTTAGATAACCTAGCCATAAGAACAAATCAAAAGAAATTTTTAAAAGATCCAGATTTTGCAAAAGGAAAAGAAGTTAAAAAAATAAATGACATAAATACTGTAACTGTTTTTGATAAAGATAATAATCCTGTTATATATAAACAATTCAATCAAGAACACGGACAATTAGATGGTATGTACGCCAGATCAGATTATTTTGATGCTTTGTTAAGAACCACTACTTCTTTAGAAGCAAACGGTTCAGTTCTAATGGATTTTTATAAACCTTTTTTATCTGTTAAAGCAGCAACTCAATACGGAAAAACTGTATTATCTCCATTAGCACAAGTTAGGAACAATACTTCAGTGCCGTTCTTTGCCATGTTAAATGGTTTAGTCGGTTCAACAGGAAGACTAAAAGACTCTTATGCAAATACTTTTGCTGGGTTATTAGATCCTTCAAGTCAACTTTTAAGAAAAGATAAACTAGATGAGTTGTTAGTTGAAGGAGTTATGCAAAGAGGTGGTGCTTCTCAATTAGGAGAGGTGTTAGAAAATGCAAAAATAGCCTCTCAAAATAGAGGAGTAGATAGAGCTATTAAAGGCGTATCAAATATACCAGGAGTTAAAAACGTAACTAAATTTTCTGAAGATGTTTATAAAATGACTGATGATACAGCTAGAGTTTATGCTTATGAAAATGAAAAAATAAGATTTAAATCAGCTCTGCAAAATGTTTTAGATAATCCTAATCTAAAAGCAGAAGCCTATGAGGTGCCAATAGAATCTTCAAAAAATATATTAAGATTTAAAGAGATAATAAAAGTTGGTAAAAATGGCGGCCCAGTAATAGATGTTAGGAATTTAAAAAATATTAAAGTTAGAGAAAATCCACTAGACTCAAAAAATAAAAAAACAATAGATGGTTTAGAGGCTTTTACTAGGAGTGAAATGGCAGAGTTAACTTTAAACACAGTTCAAAATTATAAAAGAGTTGTTCCAATAGTCAGAGAAATAATTAGTAAATTGCCAGTAGGTAACTTCACTGCTTTCCCAGCTGAGGTAACAAGAAATGGTGTAAATGCTTTGCACAGAAGCATTAAAGAATTAGCTAGTGCAAATCCAGAAATACAAAAAATTGGAATGAGAAGATTAACGGGAGTCGCTACCACAGGAGGTTTCTTATCTGGTGGATTGGTTGCTTTAGGTTCTTATTTAACTGGTGTTAGCAAAGATAAAATAGATGCTTATAAAAGATCTGCTGGAGCACCGTGGGACAAGACAGCAACCTTGGTACCAGTTGGCTCAGATGGTTTAGGAAATCCGACAGAGTTTTTTAATTTTAGTTATATGAATCCTTATGATTTATTTCAAAGACCAGCTAATAGAATTTTAACTGAGATAGAAGAAGGCAATAGAAATGAAGAAAGTTTAACTAAAATAGCAGTGGATTCTTTTGGTGGAGCTTTAACAGAGTTTACCTCTCCATTTGTTGAGCCAGCATTTGGTTTAAATTCAGTGTTAGAGGCAGTTAATGGAGAAACTGGTACGGGTAGAAAAATATGGCGTGAAAGTGATACTCAAGGAGATCGGGCTTTAAAAGGTTTTGTTTATGTTTTAGATACTATTAATCCAGCAGGTATGCCTTTTCGACCGGTGGTAGATCCGTCTGGCACTAGTCTTTTGCCTGGAAAAGATTCTTATATAGATATTAGATTAAAAGATGGGCCTAAAGCTTTGTTTGGCAGAACTAAAAATGGCGAGCCAGTTAAAGGCAAAACAGGTAAAGAACTTGATGCTGGTGAGACAGTAATTCAAGCTTTGTCTGGAGTAAAAACAATAAAACCTGATATGCAGCGAGCTCTTCTTTATTCTGGATTTGAAGCCAATAGAGCTATTAGAGATAGTTCTCTTGCTTTTAACAACGCTTTAGAAACTATGAACGAAGATGATGCTAAAAAATATATTCAAGCTTACATTAATCAAAATGAAGATAGATACAGAGTTTTAAGAGATTTATACACAAATATAAACGATTCTAGACTTTTAGGTTTAAACGAACCTGAAATAATAGATACACTAAAAAGAGCAAAAATTAGTAATTACAATGAAGTTTTAAGAGGTTCCTTTGTGCCAATACCGATAACCAGTGAGAAAATAAATGAAGCAGTTGAAGGTGGCGCTCCAGTAAATTACTTTGATTTTAAAGATCTTGAATATTTATTAAGAGATCAAGAGCTAGAAGGTTCATTTAAAAATCCAAGAAGAAACGCTCCATTCTTAGAATCTTTAGGATCTCAAGTATTAAGACAGCAAGAACTAGATAAATTAGTAGGAGGATCTTAAAGGCCAAATTTAATTTGCTCGGCGTTGCCGTTTTTTTCAGCTAATTTAATCTGGCTTATGGCTCTATCAACCAACCACTCGACAGTATTAGCCCTGGTACGGTGTGTTAATGAAGCAAGTTCGCTAAGTTTTTTATGGGTTTCTTTGTTAACTCCTATGGTAACATGAGTCATAGTTTAATTCTCCTAGTATGTTAAGTGTTTCTTAATTTTGATAAATAATTGTATAATAAAATATGGCATATAACAAATACGGTGCGATCAAAGTAAAGCTAGATGGTTATGTCTTTGATAGCAAACTGGAAGCAGCCAGATATAAGTTCTTAAAAGAATTAGAAAGAGCTGGTGCCGTATCAGATATAGAGGTACACCCACCTTATCCATGTTTTATCGAAGGTAAAAAGATTTGTTTATACAAGGCAGATTTTAAATACAAAAACGCTAATGGCGAGGAGGTGGTGGAAGATACCAAAGGAGTGCAAACTGATGTCTTCAAACTCAAAAAGAAATTGGTGGAAGCGTTGTACCCAGGCTTGATAATACAGATCGTATCTTCTCCTAGAGAATAAGATGACCCAAGACAAAAAGACTTGTTCCGTCTGTCGGAAGAGTAAACCTATGGAACAGTTTGAGCCCAAGGTAAGACCGACAGGTACTATCTCTTATCGGAAGACCTGTCGAAGTTGTTACCAAAAAAAACGTTACCAGAATGTAACTCAAGATCCCTACAAATTTTTAGCCCTAATATTCACGCAATTAAAAAGTTCCAGAAAAAAGAAAAGACCCGATCTGAAGTGGGCTATTACCCTGGATGATGTGATTGATATCTGGGATGAACAAGAGGGCCGGTGCGCCTTGTCTGGCGTCTTAATGACGCATGCTAAAGATGGTCAAGGTAAGAAAGAACTCAATGCTTCTTTAGATAGGATCCTGCCACATGAAGGTTACATAGTTGGGAACATACAATTGGTGGCACACAGAGTCAACATTATGAAGCACAATCTATCGGAAGACATGTTCTTCTGGTGGTGTAAAAATATAATAGACTTTAAAAGTAAAAATTAATTAAACGCTTTCTAAATCGAAATTAATTCTTTCCTCAATTTTTCTTTCGTGGTTGTTCAAAGCTAATACCACCAAGTACTCTATTATGTTTTTAACGTCTTTTTCATTGTCTGAAGCAAATTTATTTAAAGACTCAAACGTAGCTCTGTTAATCCAAACAGGTTTACAGCCTGATCTTTCTATAAAAGGGTCTTCAAAATCACATAAATTTTTCACGTTGACCTCCTTTCATTACAAGGAATATGTCAAATTATACTATGATTTTACAAAAACTTACAATATTTTAAAAAGGTAGTGGCGTTAAACCTGTGATCCACTCATGATCTTGACAAGCTCGCTTCTGCATTTCTGGATTAGAGATCTCTTGGCCTTTGTGACAGAGCCAACTAGCACCGCTAACATCTATTAAAGGTTTGCTGTATTTACAATTACGACAATTCTTTTCTTTTGGATAGGCTCTTTGCATATAAACATCCTTAGATTCTTCAGCTAAATTTTTAATCCGCCAATCTGTTTCAGGTATCAAACTCTCTGGCGGATTCTCTGAAGTAATAACTCGTTTAGCTTTGGTCAACATACTTTGAAAGATCTCTTCGTCTTTGTTAATAACTTCGGTGTAGATATCTGAATTGTTTTTGTTGTAAACCAAAGCCAAACATTTATCTAATTTAAAAGCCCCCATATAACAATGCACCTGGGCTTCGTATTCCATAGACCAACGTTCATAACTGTCTTGTTTAACTAAATTTTTAAAACGGTTATCGTTCGCGGTTTTAATTTCTAAGATCGATGGTGCTTTTATATCTGGTAAACCTTTTATTACCCCATCAATGTGGCCAGAGAAATGATCGCCTAATAAGGAAGCTGTGTATTGTTTACCATTTTTATCTTTCTCAAACACTTCAAAGCCTTGCGCCTTTTTTAAATAGTCAACAATGATATCTTCTAAATGTTGACCCAGATCCAGGATCCTTGAAACTCTAGGTTCAAAACTATTGGGTGGCAAACACCAACGAAAGTTTAACCAAAGCATACGCTCGTCTGGATTACCAATCTGACTCATCCCTAAGTAAGGGCGATAACTAGCTGGCTCTTCCAACATAACATGGTCAATCATTTCATTTATCTTCTTCATATATAAATCTCCTTATTGGTGACAACTACTCTTTTAACATTAAAATATTTGCCTTCTTTCTTGACAGTTATTTTGTTTACGTCTTGCATAGCACCTTGATTAATTTTACGGACGGCATCTTCAGATCGACGCGGTACTCCCCACTTCTTTGCATCCACAATTCTACACCATTGGTTGATAGCTAGACCACTCATTCTAGGATGCTCAAACATAAGCGGTAAGGATCTAGGTAAAAAACTATCTTCTATCTGAAAGAAAACTCGACAGTAATCGTTGCCGTTTTTAGAGGTGGCCAAGGTTGCTGAAGTGCTAGTGACTATTTCATCTTTGGTTTTAACTCCTGGTTTCTCATCAGAAATCACAGCCCCACTAGCTGCCTTGGTTTGTTTAGCAACCTTACGTTCTTCTATTGGTACTAAGTAAGTAGAAAACTCTGAGATTGGAAACTCAGCACCACACTCAATACACTTCTTAGCATGAGGTGGACTTATAGCTAAACACTCGCCACAAATTTTTGGTCTTCTAACTTTAAATTCTTGATTGGGTTGAGCTGTATCAATGCACCCGTGTCGAGCAATGTTCTCGCCGTAGTCTAATAACAAACAATTATTTTTGCCTGGGTAAACACGCATGCCTCGACCACACATTTGCACATATAGGCCTAAGCTTTGTGTAGGTCTAAGCATAGCAATACAATCTGTTTTAGGCGCATCCCAGCCCTCTGTGAGGACACCAACGTTACAGATGACGTTTAGCTCGCCTGACTCAAAATCTGTTAGGATCTGCCTTCTTTCGTCGCCTGGAGTTTCACCGGTAAGTAGTTTGGATTTGATACCTTGCTTGGCTAAGAACATGTTCATCTTCATAGCATGCAATACTGAGACACAGAAGAAGACAGTAGCAGTTCGACCTTTGCTATAAGCTTTGTCTGACCAATCAGCAATGATGGCCAGAATAGTTTGTTCATCTAAAGCTAACTTCTCTAAATCTGATTCTTTGTAATCTCCACCTTTGAATTTTAATTTGGCTTTACTAGCATCAATGATGGTTTCGTCAGCTACCTGGTAAGATACTATTCTTGCTAGATAACCTTGGTCAATAAGATCTGGGATCTTCGCTTGATAAGCAACGTCAGAAAAGAAATGATCTTTACGTTTACCATAAATATAACCTTGACCCATGCGATAAGGCGTAGCAGTAACGCCCATAACTCTAGTGGCATGTTCAGCAGACAGCTCGGTAATAATTTTTTGATATCTGGTTTGATCGTCTGGCGAAAGATTGTGAGCTTCATCAATAATAATGTAATCAAACTTACCAACTTTTTCTAACCTAGCTCCAGCAGCTAGAGTATCTCTGGAAGCAACCAGGATCTGAGCATCTAACTCATGTCTCTTTAAACTACTAGATAAAACACCAACTGGTGCTTGAGGCCAAACGTTTTTTATTTTGCTCTCAGCTTGCTCAATTAATTCTTGCCGATGCGCCAAAACTAAAAACCTAGTATCTGGGTACGACATAATCTGTCGCTTGATAAAAGTAGAAAAGATTACCGTCTTGCCAGAAGCAGTAGGTAAGCTTAACAACGGGTGGTCGGTAATTGATTGGCTACCAAACCAATCGAAGAGCGATGTGACAGCGTCTTCTTGATAGGGCCTGAGATCCATTAATGTTTCGTCTTCTTAGTATTTACTTCATCATCTAGTCTTGCATCTGCTTCAAAGACTATTTCTTTTTCTTGAGCATCCATTAAATCAGAAAGCACTGAGTTTAAACACACAGCAATTAAGCCAGTGGCAGCGATGGTGTTGTGAGTCATTTCATAAGTCAGACGCATAGAAAAATGATTGAGTGCTGCAGTAAATTTGCCAGCGTCAAAATCTTTTCTTTTAGAATATTTTCTTAATAGATCTGACAGCTCTAATTCTAAATCATTTTTTAAATTTTCTTTCATTGTCATATCCTATGTTTAAAATGCTGAGCTCAGTATCTTTTACAGCCTGAACCAGGGTTGGATTAAATAAGCTATCTTCATTGCGCCAAAGCTTATGTACTTGTTCAATAACCTTTTCGGTATTTGATATTAAATCTTTTTCATTAAGATTAAGTGTTTTTCTTTTCATGTCGTCTCTCTTTATATTATTATTTAGTTAAGCAGTTTAAAGACGTGCTTAGGTCTCGCTTGATTTCCACCCTTGGTGGTAGGTGGATGGTATGGATGAAAGCCCTATTTCATCCAATCATAATCTTGCTCGCCGGTAGATTTCTCCGCAGCTTCAACTTCAGCTGGATCTTGCACGGGCGCAGACTTCTCCTCTGCTGGTGTGCTTGTACCTTTGCTTACAAAGTCGTTGATTTTATTGCTGTCGGCATAGCCATCAGTACCAGGCTCAATCTTAACCTTAGCTGTAAATGGTACATTCATCATTTCATCTAAGGCTTCACGATTGAAGCTAACGTCTGGATTCAAACCCATCGATTTACGCCAAGCTTTGACGCGTCTTGCAGTGACTTGGACGGCGTTGCCTTGCACAGTAAAATATTCCCATATCTTTCTATTAGCATGACTCGGACCTACCACATCAAACTCGACTTTGATAGATTGATTACCAGCTTTTGAGGTGTGTTGATTCCATTGATTTGCCACCATTTCATAGTTCCCGTTAGGGATAGGTGAGAAATCATTTTCCTCTTCCACGCTTGTTAAGTCTATATCAAACTCATCTGTCATTTTTTTGTCTCCAGAACACAAGTAGTGCACAGGTAGATTTTTTTGTTTAATGGTCCAAACCAACCATTGGATTTCACAATCACTTCAGCTGGCCTCCCACATTTTTTACACAAATTAATCTCCTTGCACACTGCTAGTGCTCATTAGTTTTTTAGTTGCTGTTTTATATTCGTCGATAAACGAATCCCATTTGAGCTCTATCTTATCGGGAAGAGGAACTCGACTCTTCGCATCGAAAGCCGCGGAGAACTTTGTAAAAAGCATACGCTCACCCATGGCAAGTGCACGTGACTTTTCATTAAAGCCCTGCCCCGACTTAGTAACACGAATCTGATGATTTGCAAATAGATTGAAGTCAACCCACTCTCTGATTTTAGAACTGACCTTCTTATGTAGGTTAAGTTCCCAACGATCGTAAGGCTCACGCTCAGGATCTGCAAATGTTCTGATGGCAACGTGAGATAATAAAATCACGTTCATATTCTTTTTGTCGTTCAAGACATCCAGGGCTCTGAAGATCTTCTGAAAGCCTTCAGCTGTCATGGTGTAACCTTTACCAAAGCCGATGTCTTCTATGGAAGACACATTCTTTTGACGACAGACTTCTTCTTGAATTAATTTTTCTGCCCAGTCGGTGGTGTCAAGGATTACAGTTTTAAAATTATGTTCTTCTTGTACCAATTGTTTTAATCGTTTCATTAAATCTTCAAACGATTCGCACAATGGAAAGGAAGAAGTGTTGACATATCTAGTGCCTTCTTCAGTCTTAATAAATATAGGGTTAGGGGCACCCGCAGCAAAGGTAGTTTTACCTATCCCATCGGTGCCAGCTATGTTCATTTTTATTGGGCCAGGGTTCATGCCTGTTTCGATTTCATCTAATATACTCATTTTTTCCTCTTGTCTAAAAACGAAACATAAGGCCGATCGGAAATCTTAGTCGTCAATGCTTCGCTTAATTTTTGATAAATTGTGGGGTGTTGTTCAGCAAGAGCTGTTGTATCTTTCTTGTTCTCTTTAAACTCTACGCTAAAGGGAAAAAGTTTTTCTGGGATCTGACCGGCTTCGTAGATGTCTGAGATCCTGCTTTGATCCCATTCACGTTTGACTCGATAATCAACTTTGATATCAAAATCGTACTCAGTGAAATCTATTCTAGTTGCACCGCCAGTGTTGTTAGTCAGCTTCACTTCTTCAGCTACTCGAGGGTGACGAGCGATAGCAATATCTAAGTCTTTACTTTCATCTCGTAACCTAGCTTGCATAGCTAAGTTGTTTTTCTTTCTTGATAATAAGTCGGCGAGGTCGTCGAACTCTTCTACAATATTCTCTTTCATAACTTTACTCCTGAGCGTAGTATTGGCGAAAGAAAAATAAATGTCAAGAAATATTTTTACTTTTAGCAAAAAATAATTTACAATCCATGGCATGACATTAAAAGAATATATTATCAAAAGAGGTGAGGGTCCTTTGGCTAAAGATTTAGGAGTCTCAGTTGACACAGTAAAATCTTGGCGTTACGGCAACCGCGAACCAAGGCCAAAGCAAGCAAAAAAATTAATACTTATGACAGGTTACGCTATGACCTGGGAAGATATTTACGGACCCATAGAAGAGAATGCCCTTAGTACTGAATGCTGATTCGCAGTTAGAGAATTTTTCTGACGAAGCCAAAGCCGAAATGCTTTGGTCGTTTTGGGAAGAAGGCTTTCATTTGATTCCGTGTGGGTCACGTAAAGAAATTATTCCAGAATATTTTCGCAAGCGTCATCCATTTGAAAGTGATGAAGTCTTAGCAGCGAAATGGGCCAAGACCCCTAGAGTAAAGTGGGAAACTTATCAACGAAGACAGCCCACCCAAGAAGAATTGAGAGAGTGGTTAGTCCGATATCCAGGAGCTAACTGGGCAGCTATCACCGGTATAACTTTTGTAGTACTAGATTGTGATAGCACCGAGGCGGTTGAGTTCGTCGAGTCTGGTCAAGTAACTCGATCGCCTCTGAAACAAAAAACCCCACGTGGTGGTTATCATTATTTTTATCAAGTCAACGAAGGCTTGAATGTTCGTAACATGACTGGCAACTTAGATGTCAGAGGCGAAGGTGGTTATGTCATGGTTTCGCCTTCACTCAAATATGGTTTTGAATTAGCACAAGGTGCTTCGGTCAATGACATGATGGATCTGCCGATGTTAAACATGAATGATTTGAATTCAATACACGAATACAATCAATCAGGAAAGGTACAGCCGTTATCATTAGGAACAAAAGTAGCGACAGATCCTGTCGCTGTCGGTCAACGTAACGATACCTTGGCAAGACTCTTAGGCAAATGGATTCGTGAAGGCTGGGGCTATCGTGAAGTTTTAATTAAGGCTTTCGATTGGAACCAAACATTGCCTTCCCCACTGCCTTTGCCAGAGGTTTTACAAACAACCATGTCGATTACCCAGGGTCATGTCAAGCGTAATCCAGAAGATGTAGATGCTGGAATCATGGCTTGGAAGACGAGCGAATGGCAGATAGATCTAGGCGAAGAGCTCAAAGAAATACTGGATCAAGAAGATCCCATCGAAGTTAAAAAGGTACAAGACAACAAGACCGACCCACTCAATTTAAAAAGTTACAACGATGAATTCTGGACAGGCATTGAACCTGGTACGATCGAACAGTATTGGGGTGATTGTTTTATCTTTGAACAGTCTAGGTGTCTATTGATTGGTAAACCAAAGATAGGTAAGTCGCATTGGTTGGGAGCGTTTGCAGCAGCAGCCACAACTGGTCAACAGTTTATGGGTATGCCTTTTACCAAACCGTGCAAAGTCATGTGGCTACAAGCTGAGATCATTCAAGAGTTCTTAAAAAATAGAATCGATTTGTACTACGAACCGTACCGACACGATCCAGACTTGATGGCCTTGGGACATGCAAACTTAATTCCAACTGGCCGACTCAGAAAGAACATCATGCGTGACAAAGACATCAACGCAATTGCTGAGAGTATTGATTATCATCAACCTGACATTGTCATGATTGATCCGATTATTAATTTCTTTGATGGTGAAGAGAACAGCAACCAAGAAATCCACAGCTTGCTATCCAGAATCGATCGCCTGATTGAACTCTTTGGCGTGGCAGTAATCATTGCCCATCACACGGGTAAAGAACGAGCCGATGATGCTTCGTTCATGTCAGCCCGTGGAGGCTCAGCTTTTGCTGGGTGGATGGACTCTGGTATCAAACTGATGGGACAACGTCCGAATGTAACAATGTTTTATGAAGCACGTAATGCCAAAGAACCTGACACGCATTTGTCTAGGTTTGATTTTGAGAAAGGTTATTGGGATATGGTGGACTTTGATGAAGGTCCAGACGAAGTAGAGATTGCACAAAAAGTAGCAAATGCTATGGACAGAGTTAAGTTTTACACTAGACAAGAATTAGAACTATTGGCGCGTGAAGCACTGAAAGCAAATAACTTACCGAGTGGCGAGCGAGCAGCCCGTTATGCTGTGAGTCACGTGCAAAAATACTTAGGCGATGTAGTCAAGACGAAAGCGATTCCTGGTAAACAAACTTGGCACTATCGTTTTGATAATCAAAGCCGTAAACCTTGGGAGGCAGAATGAAACTAGATTGGCCCTCACTCAAAGAAGCTTGCATCGATACCTTTCTTGGTCTGCCGATCAATTGGTTGTTGTCGTACGCAGTATTGGCAACGATGTTGTATTTAGCTTTTGACAATGCCTTTATTATCTCAGCGACCCAGGTAGCAGTGCTAACAGTATTTGCTATCATAAGAAAGTATTTTATTAGAACTCATTACAAACGTATCAATGAATCCGTACAAGATTGAAGGCCCAGCACTGATAAGCTTTAGTGGAGGTAGAACTTCAGCGTTCATGTTGAAACAAATTATTGACGCTCACGGGGGCACGCTACCCGATGATATTTACGTGACCTTTGCTAACACTGGTAAAGAAATGCCTGAGACTTTGGACTTTGTCCAAGCTTGTAGCGAGCACTGGGACGTAAAGGTACACTGGCTAGAGTTAGAAATGGCTGATGAGCGTCCGGTTTATCGTACAAAAGAAGTTACTTATGAAACTGCTAGTAGAGACGGCAAACCTTTCGAGGCCTTGATTGGACGCAGATCCTACTTGCCGAACCCAGTGGCTAGATTCTGTACTGCTGAGTTAAAGATTCGACGCATGAAAGATTTCATGTGGAAAATGCAAGGCTATAAGCATTGGGATAATGTCTTAGGCTTACGTTACGACGAGCCGAGACGCGTGAGCTCATCAAGAAATGCTTCTGATCGAGAGCGTTGGGGTAATTTAATGCCCATGTATGACGCTAAGCACACAGTCAAAGATGTCTTGGAGTTTTGGCAGAAAGCAAACTTTGATTTGACTTTGCCGAGTATCGATGGACAAACATTGGCTGGCAATTGTGATCTATGTTTCTTAAAAGGGCGCAAGACTTTGACTAAACTAATTAAAGAACGTCCGGATCTAACGACCTGGTGGATAGCCCAGGAAAATAGAATCGGCGAGGGTACTGGGGCAACCTTTAGGTCGGATCGCCCACCTTATGTGGAACTCTTGAAGGAAGCTGAAAACCCAGTGATGGATGATATGTTTGAGGACGATGCGATGTCGTGTTTTTGTCATGATTGATATTCACATTGGCAATGCTTTGAATAAATTAAAGGAATTGCCCGAACAATCAGTGCATACTTGTGTCACGAGTCCACCTTACTGGGCGCAACGTAACTACAACGATGAAGCGGAACAGCTTGGTATGGAAACAGACTCAGAAACTTATATAGCAAATATGGTTGCAGTATTTAGAGAAGTAAAGCGTGTCTTAAAAGACGATGGTACTTTGTGGTTGAATCTAGGCGATACCTATGGACAGCAACAAGGCTCAGGCTTTAACACAAACAAAGCCAAAGGCAGAACAAATAGAGTCAAAGATATGCAAACAGAACTAGGCGATGTCAAAGTTAACTTTGGGTTGCCGATTAAGAATTTGGCTGGGATCCCCTGGAGGGTAGCCTTGGCCTTACAAGCAGATGGTTGGTATCTTAGACAAGATATCATCTGGCACAAACCGAATCCCATGCCTGAGAGCTGTACCGATCGGTGCACAAAGGCACATGAATACATATTTTTATTGAGTAAACAGGCTAAATATTACTACGACAACGAAGCGATTAAAGAAGAAGCTAAATATCCAAATGGGCCTGATAGCCCACAAAATATTAAAAAAGGCAAAGGCATGAAGGGTATGGAGATAAGAGAAGGACTAAGCAAAATAGGTGCTCTGGAAAAACGTAACAAGAGATCCGTCTGGACAGTGACAACAAAACCTTTTAAAGAAGCTCACTTTGCTACCTATCCGAAAGATCTGATTGAGCCTTGCATCTTAGCAGGTTGTCCTGAAGGTGGCACAGTATTGGATCCTTTTGCTGGTAGTGGCACGACAGGTATTGTCGCAGCAATGTTTCAAAGAAGGGCAGTATTAATAGAATTAAATGCTGAATATGTAGAAATTATGGAAGCAAGAATGGAACAAGAATTAGGGCTTTTTTGTGAAAAAACGGTTGTGCAACGATGATTAGCGATTTTGCACAGCGTCTGAAAAAAGTCAATAAAATCAATACCTTTATGGTTGTGCAGTTGTGCAAGTGCACATGCCTGCACATGCGCACAGCGTGCTCTGAAACCCTTATGTTTACTGGGCTGTGCAGTTGTGCAGTTGTGCACTTCTATAAGAAGGGGAATGAGTGGGTATGTAAACCCACATCCCCACCCCCTCTCATCCCACTTATAATAGAAAAAATAAAAAGGAGAAATGAATGAAAAAAGAAAAGTGTAAGATTAGGGAGAATGGATATTTGACAGAGAAAACTTTAACGAATATAAAAATTAAATATAAAAAAATGAATGAAAAAAGTAATGACAATGAAAGAACACATGGAGCTAGTGGCTAATTTAAAAAAGCCTAAGCAAAAGTTAACAAGAAAAAAGGAGAAAAAAAATGCCAGCTAAAATAAAACCTTCACAAAAAGAATACATCAAGGATGGTAATGGTAGACCGACCAGGATGTGGCGTTGGAAACATTACTATCTGAAACAAGCAACGACTGAAGAGATCCAGAAAGAATTGGCAGAAGGTAAAAACAAACATAAAAATAAATTGCTTAACGAATTGCAAAGACGTGGAGTAAAATCAGTCAATGGCTAGAAAAAAGAAACTTACTAAGATGCAAGAGGTGTTTGTCAATCTCATGGTGTATCAAGATCTAACGCAAACCGATTGTGCTCATCGAGCTGGGTTTAAGAATCCGGAGGTAATTGCCAGTCGCATGATGAACAATCCAGAATATCTGCATGTTCAAGAGCGTATTCAACAGATGAAAGCGTTGCAACGTAAGAAGTATGATATTAATTTTGAGAACGTGGCTAGAAAATTAGCAGTAATTAGGGATGCCGCTGCGGCTGATGGCTCTTATGGACCAGCAGTGAATGCTGAAATCGCACGAGCTAAACTCGGTGGCCTAATGGTGGATAGGAAGGAAGTGCGATTTGGTAAGATCGATGGCATGAGTCGAGAACAATTGGAACAGCGTTTGAATGAACTCTTGGAACAAAACCAAGTGCGAGTTATCGAAGGCGAAGTAGTTAATCTCAAGGAGGTTAGCAACCAACATCAGAATCAGGAAGATCAGGATCCTGGGTAATATTTTTTTTGCGTAGTATCTTCGTTACTTCAGGTCGATAGTAACTGCTTTGAGCAAAGATTTGATTGAACTCATCATCAGTCAGATCAAGTTTGCTTTTGAGTAAATCCCAGGCATCATCAATTAGTTTGTCGTAAGCAGTGTATTGTTCGGATCTGCCTTGATCAAAAAGTTTGTGTTCGAGTAACTCGATTGCTTCTACTATATTCATATTATTTCTCCTTTGTTGTGCGAGCGCCTATCAAGTAATCGAAACATCAACTTGATAGGACTTGCGTGTTATTCTTCTAATAGATTATTGCGACCTTCTAGCATAGCTTCAATCTCAACTTCAAGATTATCTATCTGTTGGATTAAAGTATCGTATTGCTCTGGCGAAGTAGCGTGTCTTTCAATGATACCTCTAACCTGGGCTAGGATCTCATCATAACCTTCGTAGGTTAAGTTTCTTCTTTTGTTTAACATTATTATTCTCCTTTTAAATATTTTTCTAACAGATCCTGAGTCGATAGTTTTTTGCCCATGATAATAACCTTACTATTCTCTAAGACTCTTTCCACTAAGCCATTATTATAAATGGTATCTCTAACATATTTGCCATCTTTTGTATCTTGTGGCCTATCGTCATACCACATATTAGAAAGGTTGTGAAAATGGTAAGACTTAGTTTCTTTTGCCCAAGCCTCAAGTTCTAATAGAATTGCTTGTTGTTCAACTTCGGATTTATATTGAGTCATGCTTCCTCCTCTATAAAAAATTTAACTGCTTCTTTGCCCAACTTTCTTTTATATTTTTTGTAATATAAATCATTGTATTTAATCCATAACTCCCTATCAGATGATTCGATATTACCGGTAATCCGCCACCATTCTTCTGATTGACGCCACCCTTTATAATATTTACTTTCAATATCATTTATTTTTGCTTGTAACTTTTTTAATGTCATGCTTCCTCCTTTATTGTTTTATAAGCATCTGATTCTTCTTCATAACAAGCACCACATAACATTTTGATTATTGGTACATCATCTAAATTTTTGTAGCCACTATCTGCATAATTATTATTATCAATAATATAATCAGCTTTATAGCCACATTTATTGCAACAACCTTTACTCATGCTTCCTCCTAAATTAATTCTTTGTTGTGGTTGTATTCGCCTTCGTTCATGCTTTCAACCCATGTCCATTTATCCTCTATTCTGTAAAGAATATCTTTGCAACAAGATACTCCATGAACAACAAGTGCGATATCTCCACACCAACCAGGACTATCTGGAACATAGTTATCTAGGATAATTACATTGTATAAATGGTCTTCTGTTATTTCAAAACCTCCGTAATGCTCGTTCAATGCTTCTGCGATTTGGTTTATATCTTTTTGTTTTGGTTGGCTCATGCTTCCTCCTCTTGATTAATTATCTGTAATTTATATGTGCTAGTTCCGTCATGACAACTAACTTTTGCTTCAAATAAATGCTCGTCTTTTTTGCCGTTCAAAGTTCCTATACTAAAACTCCAATCAGAGTTAGGTATTATCTTCCAAAAGATATCGTAAGGACAATCTAAAATAAATTCATAAGATACTTCGTCATTATTCCAACCATGATTATCAGAGTATATTAAAACTTTTCTACCTAAATAATTTTCAAAACATTTTTTTATATCCCATTTAAATTCTTCAAATTCATCTCTATCCGAATATGGCTCTAATACTGCTATGTTCATGCTTCCTCCTTTTCAAGTTCTTCTATATGGTCAAAGTCAAACCTTGCTCGACAAGTTTCAATATCTCCTTTGCCTTCTTCTATTAAATCGCCTTCTTGCGATTCAGCTTTTGCAATTGCGTCTTCTTGCGATTCTGCTTCTATAAGCCATTCTTCACGATACCAAACATGGTTAAGTGCGTATGCTGTTACTTTGTATTTTTTCATTTATAAGTACTCCTTTGTTTCTTCAATTTGTTCTAGCGATTTTGGATTGTTATTAATCCATTCAACAACTTCATGCCAATCATCAGAAGAGAATAAACCAAACTCACTATCTGGGTTTGGCGTTGGACCATAGCCATAACACATAGTCACACAAAATCTTGGAGAATATTCAACTCCAAAAATATCTAGTGAATTTTGTTTTCTGATTTCTGGGTCAGGACTATCTATCCAAATATGATAAGCCTTTTCATCTTCCCAATTTTCTTTGGTCACAGATAAGAAACTTGGCAAAGCATCATTCCCATAAGAAACATTCTCCCAACCTTCTGGAATATCCAAATCTGCGTAGTAATCTTCCCAACTCTCTCCCTTAATCATGGCAAGTTCTTTTTCTGCTTCTAATTGTTTTTTAAATTTACTCATAATTTTACTCCTGTATTTTTATTAATTAATAATTTTATCTAAACTTTCTTTAATATAGATAACAGATATAGAAATTTCATCTGCTCGTTTAAGAGAGGTGTTCGATAAATCAATTTTTTTAACTGTTTTTAATAAACGTTCTAGTTCTTTTTGACAGCTTATAATTTTTTCTAACTCGTAAGTATTCATATTTTTTTCTCCTAAAATTATTTAACTTATATGTAAATTATTACATATTTTTAAAATTTATGCACAGATATTTACAAATAATTACATAAGCTATCAAGATAATACAAGTTAAGTAATTTTTTTGATGAGTGCTTATTTTAAATGGTTAATATGACTTCCCCCCTCTCGCCCAACCTTGCGAAATGTTTTCAAAATGAAAATGCGTCTGGCGATTTGCGATTTGTGGCCGTTGATTTGCGATTTGTTTAGATCTGAGCAAGAGATCCGGATCTGTAAAATTAAAATCCCGATCTGGAAATTTGCGAGTTCGTGCGATTTTTTTTGAATGCCCCAGGCGTTAACCTGGGGACTTTCACTTTAGGAGAAGTAAAGTAGTCGAGAGAGTCGACTTGCGTATCTTAATACAAAAAATTGCCAGAGCAAAATAAACTGCGATTTGTTAGATCTTATAGAGCTGTCTCAAACTGCGGCCTGTTCCGGTAACTTGCGGCTTACTTGCCTGGGGACTCCTGGTTTTAGTGTGTGATTGGGACTAATAAACCAGGAGCTTGTTTTTTTTATTCGTAATCGGGGAGCATCATTTCATTCTCCCATTCAAGCATGATTTCGTCAGTAGTTTCGTAATCATCTAACAACCAAAGTGGCTCGCCATTCCAAGCACAGAAGACACCCCATTCAAAACGTTTGTCTTCGGCATTTGGTTTTTTAACAGCATGAAAACGAAAGTCAGTTTTTTGTTCTTCCATTTCAATGTCAAGCCAATTGATTGCCCCATTTAAATATAAAGTTTCTGCGTCTTTTAAAAAAGGCGAGTCTTTATATGTTGGATTGTTTTTTTTAAAGCCCTTATGTTCATAAGTAAATTCAAGAACATTCAAAGCGTTCGTACCTATGCGATATATTTCTCCCTTTTCCAGGATTCCTCTCGCATTATCTATTGTTAATAATTTCATATTTATCTCCGTAAAGTTATACTTGCATTATACTAGACTTTAAGTAAAATAACAGTATCTATTAACAATTAAAACTTTAGGAGGTAAATATGGGAATGGATGTGTACGGAAGAGAGCCTGAAAAAGAAATAGGCGAATACTTTAGAAGCAACATATGGTGGTGGCGTCCTTTATGGAACTACACTGCTGAGATAGATCGTTTTTATGCTGAACAAAAAAACGCCAATCAATTAATTTCAGAAGAACTTTTCGAGTCGGGACATTGTAACGACGGCGAAGGGCTTGAAACTGATGAAGATTGCCGAGAGTTAGTACAGCGTTTGAAATGGTCTATTGATGAAGGCTTGCTTGCTGAGTATCAAAAGGAAATTGATGAGAGCATCAAGGTAGCCAAAGAGAACAATGCCAAAGTTGAAAAAGAATTTGAAGCATTGAAGAAAAAAGTAGCCAAAGTTACAGGCAAAGATAACTTGGTGCCAAAAGACTATCCAGAAGATTTGCATGATGAATGGAATGCTCTTTATTCAAAGCGTGATAGTCGAGATAGTTATCCTTTTTCACAAGAGCACGTGGAAGAGTGGATTAGATTTCTTAAATATTGTGGAGGTTTTGAAATAAATTAAATTTAGTCGTAAGGGAAAGGGCGACTTCGGTTGCCCTTTTTTTTGGTCTGCGAGTTATTGCGATTTAATTAAGTGCGAGTTGTTAAATCCTGGAGGTGGCCAGTCTTATTTGTTTGGGGAAGATCTATCAGAGCTGGATCTGGGATCTCATTCAGATCTATAATCATAAACAACATAATTTAATTCTTCGTCCCCGATAAGCTCAGAATAAAGAATATAACCACTGGCTCTTAAATCTTTTTCTTTTTCTTCTACTTCTTTCTCAGTGTCAAAAAAAAGCGTATCTAATATACAACCTTGAAGAAAGGTTATTATTTGAAAGTTTGGTTTTATCATTTTTATTATCTCCATAAAGTTAAAATTAAATTATACCTGGCACTATACAAAAAGTAAATAATAGTATAAAATTATTTATAATTTTAATTCAACAATAACTTTAGGAGGTTTAACAATGAATAAAAAATTACCTTACGAAGTCAAGAAAGCGTTAGCAAAATTGACTAAATTAAAATCTGATCATGCTTATATTGTGCATTGCAAAGAAATCAACGCACAAGAAAAGACAGTCAATGCCTATAAAAAAGAACTTAAAGAAGTTCTTGATTTTAAATTGACGCCCCATGGTCTATTAGTACCTAGCGATGCCATAGAAATAGAATGGAAAAAACAGAACTTAACTGTTTCTGATTCTGTTGTTGGTAATACCAAAGGCTACAAAGTGCATCATTACTTTAATGATGGCGAGGGAATATCTTTTGATGTTCATAAATCAAAACCTAGAAAAGCTGTAGTGGTTTATAGAAATCTACAAGTGGAGGATTACAGATAATGAAAAACTTTATATTAGGATTTGGATTTTGTTTTTGTCTGTTGGGATTATTTATATTGTTCGATAAAAGTTACTACTACTCTATCGTTCAATATTTACTCACTATCTTATATGGTATGGGTTTAAGTTTTTTCTTAATGGGAATGTTAAGAGATTTATAAAAAAAATAATTCCTTTGAAAAGCCCGTCATTTTTTGGCGGGTTTTTTTTTGGCTACCGCCCCCCCTTTTTTGTCGCACGCGTATATATCTATATATAAAATAACATTTCACATATATAATCTTTAGAAAATGAAAACAAAGACCAAAATGATAAAAAATAATGGAAGATTTCTATCTAATAGCTGTTTTAGGTTTATGTGCTTTGATCATTTATATAGATAATAATTATTCAAGAGAAGTTGTTATTATGCGAAAAAAATTTGTGAAAGGCATAAAACTATATTGGAAGGCTCTGAAAGATTGGGAGTCCGGTAATTAATTATCTAAGGGACCCCTATTGAGGCCACAAAAATTTTATAAAAAAAATGTCATTTGACCATCTAAACGACGACACCATAAAAGAGATCTTAATGATTCAAGATCGTTTGAAAGTTATGGAAACTAAAAACAAATCCAAAGAATCCTTTTTGGACTATGTGAAACATGTCTGGCCTGAGTTTGTTGAAGGTGAACACCACCGTTTGTTTGCCAGTAAGTTAGAAGCTGTCGCCCAAGGCAAAATTAAAAGATTAATTGTCAATATGCCACCCAGACACACCAAGTCTGAGTTTGCTTCAGTGTTCTTTCCGTCTTGGTTTATGGGACTCAAACCAAACACCAAGATAATGCAGACCACTCACACCGCTGAACTCTCCGTTCGTTTCGGTCGAAAGGTTAGGAACCTTATGGATCAGAACGAATACAAACAAATTTTTGATAATGTTGGCCTCTCCGCCGATTCCAAGTCGGCAGGGCGTTGGGAGACTGACAAAGGCGGTGAGTATTTTGCTGCTGGAGTGGGCGGAGCGATCACGGGGCGTGGTGCCGATCTGTTAATTATTGATGATCCGCACTCAGAACAAGATGCTCTTTCTCCGTCAGCCTTAGAAAGTGCTTGGGAGTGGTATTCCTCTGGGCCGCGACAACGTTTGCAACCAGGCGGCACGATTGTCATCGTCATGACCCGTTGGAGCACGCTGGATCTGACCTCTAAATTAATCAAACGCATGGGCGAAGACAACGCCGATCAATGGGAGGTCCTAGAATTGCCCGCGATTTTAGATTCTGGCAAACCGCTTTGGCCTGAATACTGGCAGCTAGAAGAGCTTGAAGCAGTGAAAGCGTCAATTCCTGTCGCTAAGTGGAACGCTCAGTACATGCAGAATCCCACCAGTGAAGAAGGTGCCATTGTCCGCCGTGAGTGGTGGCAGATTTGGGAACACGAAGAACCACCGCCAGTAGAGTACATCATTCAATCTTACGATACGGCTTTTTCTAAAAAAGAATCCGCTGACTACTCGGCGATTACTACTTGGGGCGTGTTTCAACCGACCGATGACGCGCCCGAATCAATCATTCTTTTGGATTCTAAAAAAGGCCGGTGGGATTTTCCTGAATTAAAAACCATTGCTTACGACGAATATCAAAGTTGGAGCCCCGACATGGTCTTGATTGAAGCTCAATCGAGTGGGACTCCTTTGACGCAAGAACTCAGAATGATGGGGATCCCAGTGATTAACTTCCGACCTTCGCGTGGGAATGACAAAGTCACCAGGATGCACTCAGTGGCACCAATGTTTGAAGCGGGTATGGTTTGGGCTCCAGAAATGGGTTTTGCTGATGAACTGATTGAAGAGTGCGCGGCTTTTCCTTATAGCGAGAACGATGACTTGGTAGATTCCATGACCCAAGCCTTGATGCGTTTTCGTCAAGGTAATTTCATCACGCTTGATTCCGATGAAATTATGGAAGATAATGAGCCAAGACAGAATATTTATTATTAGAGGATTATTATGGCTGTTAAAAAAACCAGAAGAGGCACGAGAACCACAGTTGCTAAAAAACCTGTAGTTAAAAAAACTACAGCTGTTACAAGAAAAAAACCTAAAAAAGCTACAGCTGTTTCAAAAAAACTGCCTAAAAGTGCAGCGGCTAAAAAACTAGTAGCTAAAAAACCTGTTGCAAAAAAAATACCAAAAGGCAGAATTGGCTTGCTTGCTGCTGGTATTGGTACAGTCATAACTGGAGCTAATGCTTTACGTAACAAACCAAAATCTTTTGGTGACGCTTTTAAAAAAGCCAGGAAAAGCAAAGGTCCTAATTCTACTTTTACTTACCAAGGTAAAAAGTACAGCACGGTAACTAAAGACCAAATAAAAAAAGCTGGCTTTACTAATTTAAAAGATTATTTAAACTCTAAAAAGAAAAAATAATTGAAAGACAATCTACCAGCTGTAGATCATTTAGAGTTTGAAGAAAGCTTAGAAAAATTAAAAAGAGTTGTTAAAGCCTTAGAAACAGGCGACCTCCCCTTAGAAGAAAGCATCAATGCCTACACTTATGGGGTAAGACTGACTAATCATTCACAAAAACTATTGGCTTCTAGTAAAAAAAAGATAGAATCAATATTAGCCGAACACGATAATGAAGAATGAAACTTTTTTTAACAGAATACACCGCTTGGTTGGATAAAAAAATTTATGAAGGACCAAGTATTTGTGCTCCAGACTTTGCTTCTGCTCAAGAAATAGCAGATACTATGGGCTTAACAATTGTTGGCGAGCTAACAGATTTAATGTTTGCACAAATGTCAATGGAAAATGAGACAATACACTGATGGCAGATATAGACAAAGCAATAGATGCAGCTGATCAAGCTGAGTTAAAAGTTGAGAACAAAGACAAGTCAATTGAAGTCAGTGTCCCCGAAGACAGCGAGCTAGATTTAAGTAATTTTGAAACTCAAGAAGACGGTACTATTACTTTTGGTTCGGTCTTAACGCCAGACATTCAAGAAGAATTTAACGATAACTTAGCTGAGTACATAGAAGACGATGCTTTGGATGTAATTTATAACGACTTAGTTGATGCTGTTCAAGGTGATCGAGCCTCGCGTCAAAACTGGGAAAATACTTACAAAGAAGGCCTAGAAACTTTAGGCATGAACTACGAAGAGCGTTCGCAACCATTTGATGGTGCCTCTGGAGTCATGCACCCACTCTTGGCTGAGTCAGTTACTCAGTTCCAAGCACAAGCTTACAAAGAATTAATTCCTTCAAACGGTCCAGTGCGTACTCAAGTCATGGGGGCAACTACGCCAGACAGTGATGCGCAAGCTGATCGAGTGCGTGAATTTATGAATTACCAGTTGATGACGGTCATGGAAGAGTACGATAGTGAGACCGATCAACTATTATTTTATTTACCACTTTCTGGTTCCGCTTTCCGTAAAGTTTATTACGATCAAAATTTAAATCGAGCTGTATCTAGATTTATCCCAGCTGAAGATTTGATCGTACCTTATGCCACTACCGATATTTATAGTGCTACTAGGATTACTCACCAAATTGAAATGTCAATGAACGACATTCGTAAATTACAAAAAGCTGGATTCTATCGTGACGTTGAAATATCTACCGCAGCTATTATTAGTGAAGACTATAGCGAGGTACAAGATGAAATTGATGAGTTGCAAGGTATCGAACCTAGTTATGGCGAAAGCGATACCTGTAATGTTTTAGAAATACACACTGAATTAGATTTACCAGGCTATGAGGACATGGATGCTGAAGGTGAACCCACAGGTATTAAGTTGCCTTATGTGATTACTTTATCTAGTGATTCCAGTGAGATCCTAGCTATCCGTCGTAATTATCGAGCGACTGATCCAAATAAGAAAAAAATAAATTATTTTGTCCACTATAAATTTTTACCAGGCTTAGGTTTTTACGGGTTCGGGTTGACGCATATGATCGGTGGGTTGTCAAAAGCGTCAACCTCGATACTACGACAATTAATTGATGCTGGAACGTTAAGCAACTTACCCGCTGGGTTCAAAGCTCGTGGTATTCGTATTCGTAATGACGATCAACCGTTACAACCAGGCGAGTTTCGTGATATGGACGCACCTGGTGGTAACTTGCGTGATGCTTTTGTTTCTTTGCCTTACAAAGAACCATCGGGTACTTTATTAAATTTACTCGGCACTTTAGTTGATAGCGGTCGTCGGTTTGCTGCTTTGGCTGATACGCAAGTTGGCGATGCTAATTCCAACATGCCAGTTGGTACCACCGTAGCTTTACTAGAACGTGGCACCAAAGTTATGTCAGCCATTCACAAACGTTTGCATTCTTCCCAACGTTTTGAATTTACTTTATTAGCAAAAGTTTTTGCTGAGTATCTACCAGCCGAATATCCTTACATGACTGCCAATGGCGATGCCATGATTAAGAGCATGGACTTTGACAATCGAGTTGATGTCCTCCCAGTTTCAGATCCGAATATATTCTCGATGAGTCAACGGGTGATGTTGGCCCAAGAAATTTTAACGGTAGTAAATTCAAATCCACAGATCCATGGTCCACAAGGTATTTACGAAGGTTACCGTCGTATGTATTCAGCGATGGGTGTGCAAAATGTTGAACGTTTGTTACCACCACCGCCGCAACCCATGCCAACTGATCCAGCTAGTGAAAACTCTTTGCTGTTAAACGGTCAACCGGTGCAAGCCTTTCCTGGCCAAGATCACGATGCTCACATCAATGTGCATTTATCATTTGCTGCTACTAGCAGTGTCATGGCTAATCCAGTCGTGATGGGTGCCGTGCAGGCTCACGTTTATCAGCACGTGTCACTACGAGCTGCCGAACTAGTTGAAATGCAAAACAGTCAAGATCCTGAATATTTACAAACCATACAAATGCTTCAACAGATGCCACCAGAACAAGCGCAAATGATGATGCAAAGATTATCCGAAGCTGTAGCAAAAGATGTAGCCCAAGTTGAAGCGGGGTTAATGGCACAAGTCAATCAAGCCTTTATGCCACCTATGCCGCCACCAGATCCATTAGTGGCTTTACGTGATAAAGAATTAGATATCAAAGCTCAAGACGTAGAAAGAAAACGTGAAGAGTTTATGGTCCGTCAAGACTTTGATGCGCAAAGAACCATGCAACAATTGGAACTAGCTAAACAAAAATTAAATGTTACTGAAGAGATAGCACGTCTAAAAGATGATTTAGGACGCGATCGTTTGGCCGCTTCCAATAGAATTAAACAAGCAGAATTATTAATTAAACAGAGGGATTAGTAGTCAGTGCCAGTTATTCATATCTCTCCAATCTCCCCGATAGGACTTGCACTGACTCAAAAAATATATGGAAGCAATAAATTTAGCTGAATGGCTGTTAAAAAAAATTCGTCAAAGAGAACAAGATATCCTTGAAAGTTTAGGTGGAGGTAATATACAATCCATTGAAGATTACCGATTCCACATAGGAGAGCTAACAGCACTTCGCTCTCTGGAGGCGGAAATAAAAGAGGTGCTGCAAACAGAGGAATAATCGATGTCAGAACTAGTGGTTCCAAAACACATCGCAGACGAAGACAGAAAAGCTGCACAACAAAAAGTTGATGAAGCCTATATCAAAGCAGAAGACAGGGTCTTAGATCCAACCCTGCTAGACAAATCATTATTAGATCGAATGCCGACACCTACTGGGTGGCGTTTATTGGTTTTACCTTACCGTGGTAAGGGCGTAACCGAAGGCGGTATTCACTTAACAGACTCAACCTTAGATCGGGAATCTTTAGCAACCGTAGTTGCCTACGTTTTAAAAGTAGGCCCAACTGCGTATAAGGATAAAGAAAAATTTGAGGGTGAGGTTTGGTGCAAACCAAAAGACTGGGTATTGATTGGGCGTTATTCTGGGGCGAAGTTTCGTCTCGAAGACAACCATGAAGTGAGAATAATTAATGACGATGAAATTATTGGTACCATTGCGGATCCTGATGACATCAAAACTTTATAGGTAAAATTATATGGCTGAACAAGAACAGAGACAAGAATACGAACTTCCAGATATTTCTGAAGAGCAAATTGAAAAAGCTGCTATGCCAGTTGGCAAAAGAGCAGACGAAGAGACTTCTGAAGAAACTAAATACATTGAGTTGGAAGAAAACAAGGATGGCTTGAAGCCTCTGCAAGAAGATACGATTCAAGAAAATTTTGAGACTAGTCCCAAAGTTATTGAAGATACTAAAGAAAAATCTGAAGTAGAGAAAAAAGCTGCTGTTGCTCAAAATAGAATTAACAAAGCAGTAGCACAAGCCAAAGATTTTCAACGTCGTGAGTTGATGGCAGTACAATATGCTAAAACTCTGAAAGAAGAAAACGATTTACTAAAAGCCAGCAAACAGACTTTTGAAAAAGATATGTTTGAAAGTCGTAAAGGCGAGACTGAAGCTGCAATTGAACTAGCGAAACAAGCACACAAACAGGCCATTGAGTCTAACGATGCTGATTCAATCGCTAGAGCAACTGAAGCTTTGAGTACTGCCATTGCTGAAAAGAAATACATTGAAGCAAGTGAAGCAAGATCCAGAATGGATAATATTCAAACTTCTCCAGCAGAAGAACTGCCAATTTCTGAAGAACAACCAGAAATTGATGAGTATGCTCAACCCTCACCCAAGGCACAATCTTGGGCTAGTAAGAACGATTGGTTTGGGCAAGATCGTATTATGACCAACGTTGCTTTATCAATTCATGAGAATTTGGCGAACGAAGGTTTTGATTTAAATTCAGATGAGTACTACAATGAACTCGACGATAGGCTAAAACAAGAATTGCCTAACAAATTTAAAAACGTGGAAGCTGACCAAAAACCCGTCCAGACGGTTGCTTCACCATCACGCACTACATCAAGTGGACGCAAACCTAGTAATCGAGTGGAGCTTTCTCCAAGCGAGCAAAGATTGGCGAAACGTTTAGGCGTTTCATTTAAAGATTACGCAATACAAAAAGCGAGGTTACAAAAATCGTGAATAAGGAAACTAAAAAAGTAAACAAAACTCCTAGATCGGAAGAAACTAGGGCAACTAAAAAAGCTAAGCAACCTTGGGCTCCCCCAAGTATGCTCGCTGTTCCAAATGATCCACCCCCTGGGGTTAAGTATCGTTGGATCAGAGCTGAGGTCCTAGGTTTTGATGATCGAAGCAACGTCTCTAAAAGATTTAGAGAAGGTTGGGAGCCAGTCAGACCGGAAGAGGTTCCTGGTTACGATTACCCTACAATTGATGAAGGTCGTCATGCTGGGGTTGTCGGTGTCGGTGGGTTGATACTCTGCAAAATAGACGAAGATGTTGTCGAACAACGAGATCAGTATTATCAACAACAAACTGCAAATCAAATGACAGCTGTAGATAACGACTTAATGCGTGAAGAAAATCCTGCTATGCCTATCTCTAGAGATAGAAAGAGCAAGGTAACATTTGGTGGAGGTACTAAATAGTATCTCTTAATATTAACCGTTTGGAATTTAACGTCGAAAAAACATGGCAAACGAAACTACAAAAATAGGTCTAGTTCCTGTCCGTAAAGTCGGTGGAGCCCCATATACTGGTGGCCAACAAAGATACAGAATCGCGAGTGGCGCGACTACTGCTATTTTCCAAGGTGATTTGGTAACTCAACTCACTGGCGGAACTATAGGCAGACATGCTGCAAGTGGTACTGTACCTATCGTTGGTGTCTTTAATGGTGTTTCATATACTGACCCTACGACTGGTGAACAAGTATTTAAAAACTATTATCCTGGTAGTATTGCTGCAAGCGACATCGTTGCTAACATAATTGATGATCCTATGGTCGAATTTAGCATTCAATCGGACGAGGCTTTCCCCGTCACTGATTTGTTTGGTAATTTTGATGTCGTAGAATCATCACCTGTTGGTGATACTAAATCTGGAACTTCTAATATGCAATTAGACACATCAACTGGTAATACGACAGCGACTTTACCGTTGAAAGCTATTGATATTTCTCAAGATCCAGAAAATTCCGATACGTCTAGCGTTGGCACTAACGTCATTGTGGTTATTCAGAATCACGTTATGGGTCAGAAAAGCGCTGGATTAGCGTAAGAGGTTTAACACATGGCAATATCTAGAGCACAATTAGCGAAAGAATTAGAGCCTGGTTTGAACGCGCTTTTCGGAATGGAGTATCAAAGATACGAAAACGAGCACGCCGAAATCTACGACACAGTTTCTTCAGACAGAGCGTTTGAAGAAGATGTATTACTCGTTGGTTTTGGTAACGCCCCTACAAAAGTAGAAGGCCAAGGCGTAAGTTTTGATACGGCTTCAGAGTCATATAGTGCTAGATACACTCATGAGACAATTGCTTTAGCATTTGCTCTTACTGAGGAAGCTATCGAAGATAACTTATATGACAGACTTGGTGCGAGATATACTAAAGCATTAGCTAGAAGTATGGCTCACACAAAACAAGTTAAAGCTGCATCAATCTTAAACAACGCCTTTAATTCTAGTTTTACTGGTGGTGATGGTAAGGAGCTTTGTGCTACTGACCACCCACTAGCTAGTGGTGGCACGTTATCCAATGAGCTAAGCACAGCTGCTGATTTGAATGAAACTTCATTAGAAAATTCATTGATCGATATAGCTAACTTCAAAGATGACCGAGACATGATCTTGGCTCTTAGAGGTATGAAACTTATCGTTCCTACAAATCTACAGTTTGTTGCTGATAGGCTTATGGACACTCCAGGAAGAGTTGGCACTTCAGATAACGATATCAATGCAGTAAGAAACATGGGTATGGTTCCTGAAGGCTACGTCGTAAATCACTTCTTAACAGATACAGATGCGTTCTTTATCAAAACTGATTGCCCTGATGGGTTTAAACATTTTGAAAGAACTCCTTTGTCAACTGCAATGGAAGGTGATTTCGATACTGGCAACATGCGTTTCAAGGCGAGAGAAAGATATTCTTTTGGATTTTCTAATCCAAGAGCGATCTTTGGCTCACCAGGAGCATAGTTCTAACAGATCTTAAAGAAGTCTTAATCTCTACTTTATAACTCAGTGAGATTAAAATAGGGGGTAAACGTTGTTTACCCCTTTTTTTTTGTTATAATCGAAAGCACTAGGATAACAATTGTTTTATAGACTGACCTAGCAGACAAGCCAAGACTATAAAACTTATTTCCAACGGAGGAAATTATGGCAAAAAGCACATTCTCAGGACCAGTAAAATCACTTGCTGGATTTATCTCAGCTGGTAGTTCATCAGTAGTCAGTCTGACGGCAGACACAACTTTAACTGTTGAAGCTCACGCTGGTAAAATTTTAACGACTAACGACGCTGATGGTAAATTTACTTTACCTACCATCGTAGCAACTAGTCCTAGCGATCCTACAGATCCTAATCAATTAAATAATTTAGGGGCTACTTATTTCTTTGTAGTAGAAACAGCAGCGACTGATATGGACATCTTGACTGATGGCACTGACAAATTTGTTGGTGGTCTCTACACAGGTGTAGACGATGCTACAGGTAAAACTTTTATCTCTGGCGCTTCTAATGATGTCATTACTATGAACGGTTCTACTAAAGGCGGATTAGCTGGTAGTATCGTAAAAGTTACTGCAATCGCTGATAACAAATATGCTGTCGAAGGTTTAATCTTAGGCTCAGGCACTATAGTTACACCATTTGCTGACGCATAATCAGGAGTAAATTATGGCTGATACAGTAACGTCACAAACCATAGCCGATGGTGATAGGATCGCAATTTTAAAATTCACCAATGTCAGCGATGGCAGTGGTGAATCGGCAGTAAAAAAAGTCGATGTATCTGCTTTAGCTTCTAATAGCCAAGGTGCTGCTTGCACTGGTGTTAAAGTAGCTAAGATTTGGTGGGCTTGTCGAGGCATGGGAGTAAACATCGAATTTGATGCTTCTACCAATGTCTTGATAACTGGCCTACCAGCAGATAGCACAGGCGATGAGTATTACGACGAAGTATTTACTGGGATCCCAAACAACGCAGGATCTGGTAAAACTGGTGATATAGATTTCACTACAGTTAGTGCTAGTAGTGGTAACACTTATTCGATAATTTTAGAGTTAGTTAAAACTTACGCATAAGAGGTGTTAAATGGTTTATAAAAAAACAAAAGGTTACGCCATGGGTGGCATGGCAAAAAAAACCAAAGGCTACGCTAAAGGCGGTATGTCAAAAAAAACTAAGGGTTATGCCAAAGGTGGCATGGCTAAAGGTACTAAAGGGTACGCCAAAGGTGGTGTAGCTAAAAAAGCTGGAGGCAAATTAGGAGCGTATGCTAGAACTGTATTAGCTTCTAAAACCAGAAAAAGAAATAAAAAAGCAGCAAAAAATATAAAATAATTAGTGCCAAACTTAATTAGTAACGTCCCATATTTTAGGTGTTGGGTAAGGAGAGAGTTCACCTGTAATCATACCGATTATCATGGTGAGTTTATTCATGCCTATGCTATTGCTGTTAACACCATTCCAGATCGATCTTTATCTTTCCAGGTAGTATTTACTGGTTGTGAAATTGATGACGAAGATTGGCAAGAGGGCAACATCCATGGCGGTGCTATGTGGGCTAGAATGCCCATTCAAGCATTGGTTGCCGATATCCCAGTAGAACAATGGCCAGAGCCAATGGAAGATCACATTGCTCAACCTTGGGATTGTGAATCAAGAGATCACTCAGTAATCATTATGGATCGAGTCAGCTCTAGTCCTTGGGTTTGTAAAATAGATGGCGAGTTCTATACGGGCAAATATTTATTTACAGTTGATTATACAAACAACGAAATAGCTGATGATCCCGCTCAACATAAACAATCACATGTGTTATATTTAACTGACGCTGGCAAGTGGACAGGCAACTTTGTTGCTTTACCTAACAATAGAGTTAGAGCAACAAGCCCAGCCTTATGGCGAACTGGAGAAGGTGCTCCAAATTTTATGCCATCACAATGGGTTCACTCAGCTGAAGGACACGAAAGTTATTTAGATCCAAAGATAACTTTCAATAATTTATATGACGAGGATGATTAAATGGCAACTTCAGGTAGTACTAATTTTGAACCAAACGTTACCGAGTTTATTGAAGAAGCGTTCGAACGTTGTGGCGTAGAATTAAGAACAGGTTACGACTTAAAAACAGCTAGAAGATCTATTAATTTAATGTTAGCCGAATGGGCCAATCGTGGCTTGAATCAGTGGACTATAGAACAAGCAACACAAACTGTTACTGAAGGTACAACTGATTACACTTTAAATGCCAACATCATTGATGTTCTTGATGTAGTAGTTAGAAGAACAACCAATCAAGTACAAACCGATATTAGTATGGATAGAGTTAGTCGCAGTGAATATACCAACATTCCAAATAAAACTACTAAAGCTAGACCAACACAATTCTTTTTAGATAAATTAAATACTCCAGTTTTAAAGATATGGCCAGCACCAGAGAACTCTACGGATGTATTGGTATTTAATAAAATAGTTAGAATGGACGATGCTGATTCAGCTATCGACACCATGGACATGCCTTTTCGTTTTTATCCTTGCTTTGTTGCAGGTTTAGCTTACTACTTATCAATGAAACGAGCCCCAGAAAGAACTCTACCATTAAAAGAAATATACGAAGAAGAATTTAGAAGAGCAGCCGATCAAGACGGAGATCGAGCCTCATTAAGAATAGTACCTTACACCCAGGGTTACTAATGGCTAAGACATCAGGTAAATACGCTTATGGAATATGTGACATAAGTGGTTTTCGTTATAAATTAAAAGATATGAAAAAAACTTGGGACGGTTTATTAGTTGGCCCAGATCAATGGAGTCCTAAACATCCACAATTGGATCCACAAAGACATGTTGCTGATGCTGAAGCTTTATTAGATCCTAGACCAAATACTGACTTTGAAGTAAACGAAGGTAAAGTAACAACAACTGAAGACCCTATAGGATCTGAAATCAAGGGAAATAAATTAACAGCCTCTATTGGGGATGTTACAATTACGACATGACTTACGCAGAACTAACAACACTAATTCAAAATTTTTGTGAGAGTACTGAAACAACTTTTACCAGTACTATTCCTGACTTTGTTAAAAATGCTGAAGATAGAATATTTGAATTAGTACAATCAGATTATTTTAGAAAAAATGTGCAAGGTAATCTAGTTGCTGGTAATAGATTTTTAACTTGTCCAACTGATTTTATTAGTAGTTTTTCTCTAGCAGTTATTGATGCTAATAATGACTATGAATTTTTACTAAAGAAACATTCAAGCTTTATGCAAGAATATAGTGTTGATGTTTCTGATACTAGTTTGAGATCCAAGCCTTTATACTACGCAGACTTTGATAAAGAATTATCTTCAGGATCTAATAGTGGTTCAACTATTATTGTTGCTCCAGTGCCAGATGCAAACTACAGTGTCGAGTTACACTATTTATACAGACCAACTAGTTTAGTTACTGATACCACTGGCACCTGGCTATCAACCAACGCTAGAAATACTTTATTGTATGGAGCCTTGGTAGAAGCTTACACTTTTTTAAAAGGCGAACCAGATTTGATAACTTTATATGAAAATAGATTTCAACAAGAAATTTCTAGATTAAAAAACAGAGCAGAAGCAAGAGGTAGGAGAGACGAATATCGTTACGATTCGTTAAGATCACAAGTAACTTAATGGAAAAAATAAAAGATTTAGAGGGCAAGAAAATTGCCATCGTAGGCTTAGGCAAAAGTTGGTTTGAATTTGCTTTAGCTAGAACCAATGGTACTAAGTTTGATGAGATTTGGGTAATCAATGCTGTTGGTAATGTTATTTATCATGATCGTGTTTTTATGATGGACCCAGCTTCAAGATTTTTTGATACTGATGATGCTGGTTTTCAAACTGAAGGCGCGCAAGAAATGTTAAAAAAACATCAAGGCCCTATTTATACTTGTGAGTTAGATGAAAGATGTCCAGGCTTGGTTGAATATCCAATCAAAGAAATACTCGAAGAAACCAATTGTCATTATTTAAACAATACGGTGGCTTATGCTATTGCTTTTGCTTTTTGGCATAAAGTTGGTGCTATACATTTATTTGGCATAGATTTTGGTTACAAAGGTAATTTGTATTTTGCTGAAGCTGGTAGAGCTTGTTGTGAATATTGGTTAGCACTTTGTATGAAAGAAGGCATTGAAGTTGGTGTGGCCGCAACTTCTTATCTATTAGATACAGCTGTACCAGATGATGAAAAACTTTATGGTTATCATCGTTTAGCAGATCCTTTAATACCAGTTTACGACGAACAAGAAAAAAAACTTTCAGTTAAAAAAACAAGCGACTTTGAAAATAAAAGTTATACGCCAGAACCTACCTTGGTTGGCAGAAACGAAGACGAAAAAATAAACATGAACGATTTAATAAACGATAGAAAAAACGAACCTAAAAAATGGTAATAAAAATAACTCCAGATGGAATGCCAGCATTGGGAGTTGTTGAAGTAGCAACTACAAACTTTGGTGGCCACCCTCCAGATTACTGGGCAGATCGGCTAACTGAAAAAATAGTAGGTTACTCGGAAACTAAAGAGCCACATATTAATGAGCAAGCAAAAGCCTATCGAGACGCAATTAGAGAAGTTTGTTTGATTTACATTAAAAATGCTATAAAATCTTACAAAGCTAGTTTGATTCAAGAGCTGATTGAAGCTGGCGATGAAGACTTAGCAAAAATTATTAAAAGGATATAACATGGCAATTACATCTACATTGACAACTAGTTTCAAGAAAGAGTTACTTGAAGCTGTACACAACTTTAAAAACTCAGGCGGCGATACTTTTAAGTTAGCTTTGTACACTAGTTCTGCAACACTTGGTGCAACTACAACTGCTTTCGTTACAACTGGTCAAGCTTCAGGTACTAACTATACTTCAGGAGGTTCAAACCTAACTAGAGTGGATCCAACTACTGGCGGAACTACAGGTTTTACTGATTTTTCAGATTTAACTTTCGGTACTGCTACTGTTACTGCTAGAGGCTGTATGATTTACAACTCAACTGATAGTAACAAATCAGTAGCTACCATTGATTTTGGTGGAGACAAAACTTCAACTGCTGGTGACTTTACAATAGTTTTCCCAGCTGCTGCTGCCTCTACTGCTATTATCAGAATAGCGTAAGGAGGAAAGCATTGTGGCTTTCGTCCTTAACGACAGAGTAAAGGAGACTACCACCACTACGGGAACCGGTACTGTTAACCTTGGTGGCGCAGCAACAGGTTTTGAAACTTTTGTTGCTGGAGTTGGTAACAGTAATTCTACTTACTATTGTATCGCTGGACAAACTACTGCCGAGTTTGAAGTAGGTATTGGTACTGTTACAGATGCCTCACCCGATACGCTTTCCCGTACCACAATCTTATCTAGTTCTAACAGCGATAGTGCTGTTGATTTTAGTGCAGGTACTAAAGATGTTTTTTGCACACTACCAGCTGCTAAAACGATTCGTGAATTTGACACTGCTGTAAATATACCCACAGGTACTACCGCACAAAGATCTAGTTCAGCTGCGGCTGGAGACTTTCGTTACAATACTAGTACAGGTCGGTTTGAAGGTTACTCATCAGCTTGGAACGCGTTAGGCGGATCCAATACTTTTTCTACCGATATTTTTGCTGGGGATGGTTCTGATACTACTTTTACCTTATCGCAATCAATAGAAAACGAAAACGATTTATTTGTTTTTATTGATGGTGTCTTCCAGGCTCATAACTCATATAGTGTTTCCGGCACCACCTTAACTTTTAGTACAGCTCCAGCGAACAGTAGAGTTATTACTGCTTATTCAGTTAAGTCCGCAGTCTCTGGTAACAACGTTACTATTTCAACTATGGATGGTGATGGTAGTGATACCACTTTAACTTTGGCCGCAGATCCAATAAACGAGAACAATGTCCAGGTTTATATTGATGGGGTTTATCAAAATAAAGACACCTTTGCTGTGTCTGGCACCACCTTAACGTTTTCAGAAGCGCCACCGAATGGCTCTAAGGTAGAGGCCATAACGCTAACACAGACTAATATTAATACAGCTACTCAACTTTCTGATGCCGATGGCGATACTAAAGTACAAGTAGAAGAAAGCTCAGACGAAGATAAAATCAGGTTTGATACTGGTGGTACTGAACGAGCAATCATAGACTCAACAGGATTAGGCATAGGTACTTCAAGTCCATCTGCACCTTTGACAGTATCTACTACAGGTTCTGGTGATGCAGTAATTATAGAAAGCAC